GCTTCCGTGAGCGGCTGCGAAACTTTTTAGGGGGTCTTTTCTCCGCGAAAAACGCATGTTTTTGCCGGAAGAGACCCAGGTGGGCTCGGCCTCCAAAAAAGTAGTCGGGCCTTGAAGAAGTACATCGTTCGGTTCCGGTTCAAGGGCGAGCAGACGTTCGCGGTCGTCCCCGCGACGTCCATGTATCGGGCGAGGCTGCTCGTGCAGGCCCAGTACGGAATCGACATGAAGGACATCGTCTCGATCAATCCAGCCTGACATGGGAAGACCTCCAGTACCGACGAGCCTCAAGGTTCTCCGGGGCAATCCCGGCCAGCGAACGATCAACGCTGACGAGCCCAAGCCGCCTCCGGCCGACATCTCGCCTCCTCCCCGGCTCGCCGGTCCAGCCCTGGAGAAGTGGAACGAGATCGCTCCCCTGCTCTTCAACATGGGCGTGTTCACCCAGGCTGACCGAGGCGTGATCGAGCGATACTGCCTCCTCCACGAGCAGTGGCTCTACGTCGTGAAACATGTCCAAGAGAACGGGATGACCCAGTTGACTCAGACTGGGTACTCCCAACTGACAGCGGAGGGGTCGCTGTTCAAGACTCTCCCGGCGGAACTGATGCGAATCGAGCAGCAGTTCGGAATGACCGCCGCCGCGAGGTCGACCATGAAGGTCTCGAATGCCGCTGCCCCAGAAGACCCGCTGGAAGCGTATATCAAAAGCCGAGGCGCTTAGTCTCGGCTACGACTACTACTTCGACGAGGCCAAGGCGGCTCACGCCGTCGGCTTCTTCGAGAACTTTCTGATCCATTCCAAGGGTCAGTTCGCCGGGAAGCCGTTCACTCTCCTGCCCTGGCAGAAGGACGAGGTGATCGAGGAACTCTTCGGCTGGATGCGTGTCGACAACGACCAGCGGAGATTCAGGGTCGGGTACATCGAAGTTCCTAAAAAGAACGGCAAAAGCACCCTGCTCTCAGGCATCTCGCTCTACATGACCGTGGCCGACTCCGAGCCCGCAGCGGAGTGCTTCGGCGCGGCTACGTCTCGGGATCAGGCCGGGATCGTCTACAAGCAAATGGCGGAACTTGTCCGGTCCAGCCCTTACTTGTCCAAGCGACTGGAGATCGTCGACTCTCGGAAGACGATCGCCTGCGTGCCGACGAACTCGTTCTGGCGGGTTATTTCGAGCGACTCGCACCGGGCCGAGGGCTTGAACATCCACTCCCTGTGCTACGACGAGTTGCACTCGGCCAAAGACCGGAAACTCTGGGACGCCATCCGGTACGGCGGTATTTCTCGAAGCCAGAGCCTCGTCTTGGCGATCACGACGGCTGGATTTGACAGGTCTTCGATCTGCTACGAGCAGCACGAGCATGCCTTGAAGGTCATGCAAGACCCAAGTCTCGACCCGCAGTACTTCGCTTATATCGCCGCAGCCACGGCTGACGATGACTACCGAGACCCGGCTGTCTGGCGTGCCGCGAACCCGTCTTTCGGCGTCACGATGGACGAGGAGAGTTTCAAGGCTGACGTGCGGGAGGCCGAGCAGTCTCCATCCCGGCTGTCCTCGTTCTTGCGGTACAGACTTAATGTCTGGGTCGCGGGGACCGAGAAGTTCGTGAACCTGACCCACTGGGAGCAGTGTAAGGGCCACTCGGGGCCGCTTGATTCTTCGCGAGTCTGGTACGCCGGTCTTGACCTTGCCCAGACCTGGGACGTCAACGCTTTCGTGGCTGTCTCGAAAGCCAACGACGAAGTGTTTGACGTGATCTGCAAGTTCTGGATTCCGGCCGACAACGCCGACACCAGACGCGAAGAAGTTCCCTATATCCAGTGGGCGAAAGACCCCAAGACAGGCTTGGTGCTGACCCCAGGCGACACGTGTGATTACGAGTTCATCAAGCGAGACATCCTGAAGTTCGCCAAAGAGAGAACTGTCAGGCGGATCGCCACCGACCCCCACAACTCGCACTACCTCGTCCAGCAACTTCAGGCCGAAGGCTTGAACGTGATAGGGTTTAGCCAGAACTTTTCGGCGATGAACGCGCCGACACGCGCCCTGGACGGGCTCATCTCGCAGGGACGCCTGCGGACGAGCGACAACCCGATCTTGAACTGGATGGCCGGAAATTGCACGACGAAGACGAACGCCGACGGCTACATCAAGATCGCCAAGCCTGCTGCCATGAGCCCTGCCAGAGTGGACGGGATGGTCGCCCTTGTGATGGCTCTGGCCCTTGCCAGCGACGCAGAGGCGACTCCGAAGACGCCCGATCCGGAGATCATCTTGCTGTGAAGGGGTCGCGATGAGCGAAGAGAACAGGGCCCTGTCCGACATTGTCTGGACACCAGAGCGCGGGCTGTCTGAGCCCGAGATTCGCGGCATCTCGTGGAACAACTTCTTGCTCTCGGACGAGAGTTACGGCGGCCGGTGGAGGACTGAGTCGGAAGTCAGGGTCACGCCCGAGACTGCTCTCCAGTCGACGGTCGTCCTGGCCTGCTGCCGCATTCTCGCCGAGACGATCAGTGCCCTGCCCTTGCATGTCTACAGGCGAGGCGAAGGCGGGAGCAAAGATATCGCCAGGGATATCCCCCTGTACCGAGTCTTGGCTTTTGCTCCAAACTCTTGGCAGACCAAGTTCGAGTTCTTCGAGCAGATGGTTATGAACTTGTGCCTGTGGGGGAACTCTTACACGCAGATCAAGTCTGGCCGATATGGCGCTGTCTCTGAACTCATCAACCTCCACCCGTCCCGCATGGACGTCGAGCGGCTTGAAAACGGCCGACTCCGGTACATGTACACGAATCCGGAGAACGGGAGACTTGAGCCGTACACGCAAGACCAGATCATGCACGTCCGGTGGACCGCCGAGCCCGACGGCATCAAGGGCATGGTCCCGGTCGAGGTCGCCCGCGAGGCGATCGCCCTGGCGAGAGCGTGCGAGATTCACGCCGCGAAGTTCTGGGCCAACTCTGCACGTCCCGGCATCGTGCTTCAGACGGACGGTTCTCTCTCCCCCGAGGCCGCAGAGCGACTGCGAGACAATTGGGAGAGACTCCATCGTGGGGTCGACCGGGCGTACAAGACTGCGATCTTGACCAACGGCCTAAAAGTCGAGCCCGTCGGCTTCACTGCTGAACAGTCCCAGTTCGAGTCGACACGGCGATTCCAGTCCGAGGAGATCGCCAGGGTCTACAGGCTGCCGGTCAGGCTCGTTCAGGGCCAGTCTGGCGGAAACCCTGAGATCGAAGGCCAAGACTTCGTCACGTACACGCTCGTGCCGTGGCTGCGTCGCATCGAGAGTGCCATCTCTCGGTCTCTGATCTACAACGACGATCTCTTCGTGGCCGAGTTCGACGTTCGCGGCCTGATGCGAGGCGACTCCAACTCTCGCGCGTCGTACTACTCCACGATGACGAATCTGGGCATTTTTTCGATCAACGACTGTCGTCGTCTCGAAAACATGCCGCCGCTCGAAAATGGCGACAAGCACTTCGTCGGCATGAACATGCAGACGCTGGAGGACGCGGTCAAGCCTAAGCCAGACCCGATGGCGGCACCTCCTGGCGGCCCTCCGCCGCCAGCCCAGGGAGGCGTCCCAAGTCTTCCGGAAGTCAAGACTGGCAAGGCCCCCAACGAGGCTGAACAGGGCGAGAAGTCTGAGCCCAAGCCAAAGATGGAAGAGGCGATCGAAGAGAAGCGAGCCCTCTCGCCGCAGAACCAAGCCCTCTATGACGCCCAGGAAGCGATCGTCAAAGAGAACGGACGCTGGCCGCAGCAGGGGGCGAGCGGCGCTCACTACATGGAGCAGAACCCGTTCGCGTCTCGCGGCATCTCGTGCCGGAACTGCATCTACTACGAAGAAGGCGGCTCGTGCGAGATCGTGAAGGGCGTTATCTCGCCGAATGCGATCTGCAAACTCTGGATCATTCCAGAAGAGAAACTGAGCATGCCGGAGTCTCGCGCCTTCTGCCCCACTGGCGAAGGCGGCGGCGTCGATCCGACGTGCAGCCCCGAGACAGGCGGCGGCTCCAAGTCTGAGTCTGAGTCTGAGTCGAAGTCTGGAGTCGACAAAGACAAGGCCGAGAGGATCGCAGAAAAAGCGAGAAAGTCTATTGATCTAACGAACGGCTTCTCGATTCATCCCGTCACTGAAGACAGCCCGACGACTGGCTACATGGTCGGCGTCGTTAAGGCTGCTGAAGTTGTGATCGACTCCAAGGAGCAAGTCACCGGAGAGTTGATCGCCAAGTTCATGGACGACAACAAGTCTCAGTTCGAGGCTAGGCCAGCACTGCACGTTGGAGGATGGATCGACGGTGACTCCGACAAGATTTACCTTGACCTCTCTGAGCAGTTCGATAGCATTGACGATGCGATTGACTCCGCTGAATCCACGGATCAACTCGCGATATGGGATTTGAACGAGAAGAGAGAAATCAGAAAGGAAGAGTACGATGCCCGACGAACAAGGCCCAAGCAAGCCCGTTCGATTCGACTTCCCGGCGGGGGCGTCAGCAGAGAAAATCGCGAAGGCGCTGAACGAGGCCCGAGAGAGGGTGCGAGCCGAGCGAGCGGCCAGACAGCAGCAGCAGTCGAAGCCCTCGTCCGAGAACTGAGATCAACAGGCGACGTCGATGTGCCTGACGTCGTCTTCAGGCCCCAGGCCGAGGCCCGCGCGATCGCCGAGTACGACCGCGACACAGACACGATCTACGTGTCTGAATCTCTGACAGAAGAAGTCGCAGCGTCGTTTCGTCTGGCCGCTGCTCGCGGATGGCTGTCCCAGCCGAATCCGCTTCTGCACGAACTCGCGCATCGCCACCACGCGATCGCAGACGCTGACTCATACGAGGCGTCTGTGTCTCTTGAAGACGAGGAGTCGCGAAGCGTCGCAACTCGCGTCTCTCGCTACGCCGCCACCGGCAGCCGCGAGTTCGTCGCTGAAGTCATTGCTGGCTCGTGGGCTGGCAAGGAGTACGACAGCGACGTCATGTCTCTCTTGTCTCGCATCACGAACGGGGCTTTCTCGCTGTGATTTTTCTGGAAGAAGAGTTCCGGGCCTTCTGCCCGACGGGCGAAGGCGGCGGCATTAAGAACGACTGCTCGGCCAATGAAGGCGGGCCAAGGGTCGACAACTCGTGGAAGCGAGAGCAGGAAAAGGTTCTGATCTCTGGGAAAGACCTGAAGAAGTCGCCCCCGGCGAAGTCCCTCGCTGGCGTGAAGTCCGTGACCATCTCGGACGGAGAGTTGGTCAGCAAGTCGCTTCGCGAAATCGGCGTGACTCTCGATCAGGCAGCCAAAGCATGCGCTGCCATCGACCCGCAGTCTGACGTCGTGATCGCACACGGCGGGATGCGGGAAATCATCGAGTACATGGGGAGCGAAGACCCAGATCGGTACATCGAAGACACTGTCACGTTCGTAAGCACGATGCCTGTCTCTGGCATCGAAGGCGCGGCCAAGACAGCCGCTTCGCTGACTCGCTTCGAGGACGGCGAACTCGTCATGTCCTACACGATGCTGATGATCAGCGACGAGGCAAAACAAAAAGCCAGCGTCGCCGTCGCCCGCCACATGATGAAGGGCACGATCGCGAGCATCACGCAGGCCGAGAAGATCGGCGTCACGAGCGTCGAGATGCTGGCGGCCGGAGACAACCGTGACTCGTCTGACTTCAAGGGATATCGAATCTGGCCCCGCCTGGGCTTCAATGGCGTCATCCCGCGACAGCGGATCACGCCCACTTGGTCCCTGGCGAGAGGGTTCTTCAATTCATACGGCAGCGGCATCCCCGACAAGATTCTCTCGCCTCGGGCTCGCAAAGAAAAAGCAGCCGGGGCTCTGACGATCCAGTCTCTCTACGAGACCAAGGAAGGCCAGGAGTGGTGGGAGAAGAACGGCGGCGAGATGGAAATGTCGCTGAATGTCGGCGACGACAAAGACCCAGGCTGGAAGCGGTTCACTTCTCTTCGCGGCCGGTTCTCGAAGCGTGGCCTGGACTTGGCGGACGCATTCTTTGACGTCGAGGCCAGGGCCCTGCTCGACGACGACTGGGTCGAGTACCGCAACGGCGGCTGCGAGAAGGTCGAAGGCGGCCGATTCGCTCCTGGCAACGACTGCGCATCAGACGGCGGCGGCTCGTCGAGCAAAGCCGACGACTCGTGGAAAGAGTCGAACGACTCTGTGTCTTTGTCTGGAAACGATCTCAAAGAGAAGCCGCCATTCTCGGGAGCAGAGAAGGCTGGCCGTGTCGAGATCGCCAACCCGAAGGCTCTCTTGGAGGGCATGTCCCAGGCAGGCGTCAAGTCTCTGGACGATCTCGCCGCCATGGGCGGAGCCACGGTGCGTGGCAGTGAAGTGGTTTTTTCTGGCGCCGGTCACCCAGAAATGGGTGCGTACCTCTCGGTCGAGAACAAAATCCCGGTCTCGCGCAGCGGCGACGGCTCAGAGGGCTACTTCCATGTCGGCGTCACTGTCCACAAAGAGGGCCGAGAGCATGTCTTGGGCCTCAATGAGATGTTTCCAACTCAGGAGGTCAAGGCCACTCGCGAGCGAGTCGCCAAGGCCACGAGCCTCATGCAGCAGGCGGTCATCGAGTCCATCATGGCCGCAGACAACTCTGGCATCGCTCGCGTCAAGATGTCTGCCGCAGGCGGACCTGAATATGACCTCAAGGGATACAGGCTCTGGCCGCAGTTCGGATTCGATGCCCCGCTTGAGCCGAGCCACAAGCACGCCCTGGCTAAGGCCCCGCCGGATGTCATTGAGAAAGTCATGCGAGTCGCGAGGCCCGACTTGTTTGCGACTCGCATCAAGCCCTCGGCTGGGGCTCTCGCTGCCGCGTTGCCGCATAGCAGCATCAACGTCCAGCACCTTGTTTCGTTCCGCGAGGGAGACCTCTGGTGGGACAACAATGGCTCTACGCTCGGCATGGTTCTTGACCTGTCGGACAAGAAGAGTCTTGGCTACGCCAAGTTTCAGAAGCGAGTCTCGCAACTCAAGAAACTTCGTGAAAGAAATCAAGAGCGGTCTTTCTTTCAGTGGCTCGACGAAGAGGCGGAGTTCCGGGCCGGGGCAGACTGCGGCCGCGCCGAAGGCGGTCGCTTTGGAGCAGGCAACGACTGCGCGAGCGACGACGGTGGCGGGAGTTCATTGCCAGCCGACGACGACGACGGCAGTCTCGAAATGGATGCCGAGGCAGTCTCCGCGTCGCCGCCATTTAAAGGCGCGGAGGTTCTGGACTCTTTCAGCGTCAACGACGTCCACTCTTTAAAGGGCATTCTCTCTGATATGGGGAGAGTAAAGACAGTCGAGAACGTGGTCGCGATCTCCGGAGGCGTTCGCCAGGGCGGCTCGATCAGCATCGACTCGTACGGAGAGTCGATCATCGTCAATTCGTCGATTCCAGTCGCCCCAGATGGCTCTGGCAGGCTCGGCCATATCAAGAACATGGTGTCGCTAATGAAAGACGACGATGGGAATCTCGTCGTCAACTACGACAGCATGTCTCTCGACTCAGGCGCCATGTCTTCGATCGACGGCGACACCGAAGGCGACTCGGCCGACAGGCGGCGGATCGTCAGTATGGTTCTTGAGCGAATGACCGAGTCCCTGTCTGTCGCAGAAGAATCCGGCGCGATTCGCGCCGACACGATTGCTGCCGGAAACTCAGGCAGTGCATTGCAGGGGTATCGACTGTGGCCGCAGTTTGGGTTCGATGGACTGATTGATCGCGCGGACATCGACTCAATCAAAGAAGACGTCAAACTTACCCCAGAGCAGAAGCGACGAGCCAATAGTGGAAGCATGACCGTCCAGCAGTTGATCGCCACTCCGGAAGGCGATCGCTGGTGGAACGAGAACGGGTCGACGATTGAATTGACGCTCGACTTCACCGACCAGACTACTGCGGGCTACAAGCGTTTCGCGCGGATGAAGAAGATGCTCGAACGGCTCAAGGAGCGAAACAAGAACCGCAGCGAGTTTGTTGTCGGGGTTGAGTATCGAAAAGACGACTGCGGTCGCGTCGACGGCGGAAAGTTCGGCCCAAAGAACGACTGCGCGTCTGAGGACGGGGGCGGAACGGCTGTCGAGGACAAGAAGCCTCGATCGACGAAGAAGCCAGGGGCGTTTCGCGAGCCGCTCAAGTGGCGGCCGGGCGACAGTCATGTCGACATCTTTCGCGAAGCGTCGCAGAACAATCCGACAAAGAAAAGCGAAAACGGAAAGAAGATTCTCTCCACGTCGATCCCTGGGGCGAAGGTCGTTCGCGGTCTGGCTGGCAAGGACGAGATCGAGCCGCTTGACGTTGGCAGACATCTCCTTGCGAGACAGGCAGAGCATCGCGGCCGGATTATAGACACCACGAAGTCGCTAAGCGGCGAAGACTTCGAGTATATGGTGTCTGGAATCGTCTCCCAGGTTGAGTCCGCCGTGAGTCGCGGCGTGGCTCCAAACTTTTACAGCCCAGAGGACCGCAAGGCTCAGGTCGAGGCGTACGCCGAGGTTCAGCCGCTCATGCGTGGAGGCAAAACGGCCTCCGGTTTTTGCATCGGAGTCGTGGGGCCCAATGGAGAGTGTGAGCCTTCGGACGGCATTTCTCCGCAGGCCGAGTTTCTGTTTCGCGCCGCGCAGGCGCTTACGTCTCCAGAAGCGAACCCATACGAGAACATGCTGCGAGCGGACTCAGTGCTGACAGCGTTCTTTGAAGAGCCAGACCCGTCGAAGGCAAAACTCGGGGCGGGCGTAGCGATGGCTGGTGCTGGCGCTCAGAACACTCTCACGAACTTCTCCAGGCTTCAGAAGATCATCGACCGCGTCGGGCTTGAAGAGACTCGCCGTCTGTTTTCTGGCCCATCTATCGCAGTGAAAGACTTCGAGAAGTTTTTTCTATCGAAGGTGCCAGGAAGCGATGGGGAGCGGTACGAGGCCAACAGTTATGCAGTCGCCGAAGTAGTTCCGCCGTTCAGCATCTTTGGCCCGAAGGTTGGGCCGTTCTTCGCGAACAACACCGGAGACACCGAGGCTTTAACGGCCGACATCTGGTTCACGCGAACGTGGGGTCGTCTCTCCGGAGAGTTGGTTTCGCAGACGTCAGCGGACAGAGCCAAGAAGCACGGCACAGAGTTGATGTCAGCCACAGGGGCAATTGGCCGCAAGGAACTCGCGAATCTCGGCCTGGATGGAAGAAGTTTCAGGACGCTGGTCTCGCGAATGAAGCAAAAGGGCGAGATCGCGCAGCAGATTGTCGATTGGGCAGAGGCCAGAGATAAGCAATACAAGAAGGACGGATTCCCGAGCCCAAAGAAGGGGACTGGAACAGAGAAGCGATACAAACTCGACAGGCTTGCCGTCAACATACTGAGCAATCAAGCAAGTCTCATGTCTCAGCCAGAGACGACAGTCATGCGATCGAACATGATTCGCGTGATGCGAGAGGCGGCGAAGCGAACTGGAGTTTCAGTCGCTTACATGCAGGACATTCTCTGGCAAGACGAGCAGGACACGTGGGGAATGCTTGGGTCGCGAACGACGACTGTCCCTGGGGTTCCATCTCTCTACTCGGACGTGATTCGCAAGATTGTCAATGAGCCCCAGAACCTGCATGACAGGAGGCGAGAAAGCAAGCGATCTCTCGGCGACGTCGAAGAGCCTATGCCGCTGCCGTTCTACGGAGACCAGAAAGGCGGATTCGAGCAGGCTGCGTACGACGGATTCATGTCCGAGATTAGCGACGACGAGTTCGCCGATCTCGCGGTCGAGTTCTTGCGACGTAACGCCAAGAAAGAATCCCGCGCCTTCTGCCCCACCGGCGAAGGCGGCGGCGTCGACAACTCGTGCGGCTCTGACGACGGCTCTTCTGCTGGCACGTCATCTTCGAGCCGCAGCCCCGAGTCCATGCCCAGGTCATTTCCTCGCGGCTCGGCGAAGTTCCGCGATGCCATCGACTCTGTCTCCCCAAGCCCGAAGTCGATCTGGGACAGGTCTCGCGGCCGCGCGGACACTCCGCCCGAGAAAGTCATCACCGCCGCCGCCGACGAGCAGGGTTCATCGGGCGCTTCGCTCACTCCCGAAGCCGAGGCGTCCTACAAAGACCTCATCGACGAGATCGGGCGGCAGTATGAGGCACTGACCGCTGCTGGCCTCAAGGCGAAAGCCTGGAAAGGCGAGGGCGAGCCATACGGAGACCCGCCGGGCAGCACGAAGCCAAACTCAGACAAGATGCGAGAAGAGGTCGCCAAGACTGGCGAGTTCTCGTTCTTTATGACCGACAAGGGCTTCGGCACTGGTGCAGCAACGCCAGACCACCCGATGCTTCGCGAGACGAAGTACAAGACTGCCGACGGCGAGCCGATGATCGCCAACGACTTGTTCCGTGTCGTGCATGACATGGTCGCTCACGTTCGCGGCGGCTACTCGTTCTCGGCCAACGGCGAATACAACGGCATGCTGACTCACGCCTCGACTCTCCCCGAGAGTGCATGGCCTGCGTTGTTCGCCGAGACGTTCGGCCAGAACGCCGTCTACGAGAAGACTGGCAACTACGCGCCGCAGAATGCCTACGCCTCGAAGGTCGGCCCAGAAATCATCAAGGCTGAGTTGGCGAAACGGAACCGCAAGGTCCGCCGTGCCATTGATGCTGAATACGAGAGCGACGAGCCACTTGGGTATCAGCACCGAAAGGTGCGGCCTTGGTTGATGAAGGGGGCGGCGGAGTCTCGCGCGTACTGTCCGACAGGCGACGGCGGCGGGATCGACAACTCGTGCAGTGCGTCCGACAAGGGGAAGGAGCCGATCCCTGCTGGCGACAAGTCTCTCAAGTCTTATGAGCCGTTCACGCCAGCCGAGTCGTCTCGCAACTCAGACTTCGCGATCCTGCCATCCGACGAAGACGCTATCTCATCGCTAAAAGAGCCGCAGAGAGAAAAATACGGGGCTCACAGAACTCTTCCGGCCGGGTATCTGCTCGACCTCCGAATCGACATCCCGGCATTTGAGAAACACGGCACTTATGTTGTCACTGCGCACGAGCATGTAAACGGCGCTGGAGTTGGGGCCGCGATCGGATACGACTCGATCATTCGCCTGAAGGGCGACGTGGACTTCCGAGTCGGGGAAACAGCCGCGACAAAGATCGCTCGCGGGAAGACGAACAAGAACACTCACTCGACAGTGAAGGGCAAGTTCGACCCGAGCCGAGAAATCCCTGAAGACATCGATGACTGGACTCCCGTTGGATACAACCCGAAGACGGCAACGTACTACTACGACAAGCGTAACGGAAAAGAGATTGTCGGCGGCGTTGACTCGATCAGCGTTGGCAATTCCGTTTTCGTGCGAATCCCGAAGTACGGCAACGGTCGAGACCCGTCATCGCCGCCTCGCAATGCTAAGACTGACTATCGCTCCGCCGACTGCGGGCGGGACGAGAGCGGCCGGTTCGGGCAGGACAATAAGTGCCAAGAGGAAGGCGACGGCACGTCGGATGAAACTTCCGGAGACTTTCGCACAGAAGCGGACAAGCGAGAGACTGCCGAAACATTCAAAAGCGATGCAGGAGACATCCTCGTTGTCGATCGCCGGGATACGTCAACGCCAGACTATCTCGACGAGATCGAGGGCCACGGCCGCGATCTTGGTCTTGGCGTGACATTCGAGGCAGCAAGGCAACTCCAGCCTGACAGTGACATCGAGACTGGATGGGGGCCGCTTGAGGCATACACAGGCAAGGCGTACGGATACTTCACAGGCTTCAGCAGCGACGGCAGCGACGAAATTGACACTTACGGCGCCGAGTACGGAGCAATCGACGACTATGCGGCAGATGACCTAAAGCGAGAAAAGAAGATAGAAAACGAAGAGAGGTGGAAGTCTCTCGACAAGAAGGAAGAGTTCGGAGAGCGATGGGACAGCATGACCGACGAGGAAAGGCAAAAGGAGCAAGAGGACTGGCTTTGGAAAGAGAATGAATTGATAGACGAAGAGATTGATCAGTTGCGAGAGGAGGCGAGAAGCGTCGCTGCCGAGCAGATGAGCAAGGACTTCCAAAAAGCCGTCGCTCGCGAGACTATCGAATGCTGCTTGCAGTTGTACAGAGGCCTGAGCGTCGACGCCCACGAAGCAGAGCAAATGCTTAAGTGGGGGTATGTGTTTCACGATTCTGTTAATAGTTGGACAACGTCACGCGGAACCGCGAGATCGTTCGGAGCGAATCGGCTTCTGTTAGTCGCCCGAAAACCTCGCGTTGGATATGTGTATTCGCAAAACACAAGAGAGGAAGCCGAGGTGATTCGCCCTCCGTCGAAGATGCGAATCACAGGAGCCGTCCGCACGAAAACAGGAATGGTGTTCTATGTCGACGAGGACAAGGATTACTGATGGCGACTTTGCTCGAAAGACTCGTTGGCAACTCGAAGTCCCTCGCTGGCCCTGACTGGAAGAAGCCGCAGCATTTGCTGGACGCAATCGCAGAGCGAAAGCGAAAGCGCCCTGCCGGTAAGAAGAGTTTTCGCTCTGCCGACTGCGGGCGGGACGAGAGCGGCAAGTTCGGAAGCGGCAACGACTGCGCGGCGGACGAAGGCAACGGCGGAACCGCCACCGCTGCTCCGTCTGGCGACCGCTGGTCGTCCAATGAGACTTTCTCGTGGCCTGAGACGTCGCGAGACACGTCGCCGCCGCCAGTTGGCGACGGCCGCTACGGCTCGATCAACGTCTCGGCCCCGAAGGCCGTGAAGGCGTCGCTTGACGCGGCTGGAATCGACCCGAAGTTGGCCCCGATGGTCGCTGGTGGAAGCGAAGGATCAGACGTCTTCGTCCGCCCTGCTCCGGACTTCTCGATGGAGTTCCCTGGCTCGAAGGTCACGCCAGTGATGTTCGCCTTCGAGCGTGACTTCGCCGGAGTCGAGAGCGGACTGCACGGCTCGTCTGTGATCGGCGTGACTGCGTCCGGCGAGGCTGTCGTCTACCACAGCACGATCAACGTGTCCGACCAGATCAAGTCTGACGACTCGAAGCGGCATGCCGCTGCTCGCGAGTTCTATCGGGCCATGACTTCCTCAGTAGAAGCAGCCCGCAAGGCTGGAGTCTCGCGGATCGTCCTCAATGCGGCCGGGAACTCTTCGGCCACAAAGGGCAGCGTGACGTCTACGCCCTGGCGGGGCTACACGATCTGGCCCCGCATGGGCTTTGATGCGCCGCTTCCGGCCAGCATCAAGGCGAAACTTCCGCCAGACTTGTCGCACGCCAAGTCTCTGCTTGATCTGCACGCCACCCCAGAGGGCACAAAGTGGTGGCGAGACAACGGCGAAGACCTCGACGTGACGTTCGATCTCAAGGACAGGTCGAGCCCGCAGGCCAAGATCATGGACAGGTTCATCAAGAAGTTCGGAGAGAGCCGCCGTGAGATGCCTCTGGGCTCCGGAGACGACTGGATGTCGCCTGAAGACCTCGTTCGCCTGGACGAAATGTGGCAGGAGATTTGGGACGACGGGGAACTGGACGACTACGAGTGGAATGACAATGCCTGAAAAATACTCCCACATCGACTTCACGCCTCCCGAGGGCGTCCGCAAGGAAGCCGAAAAAGGCCTCGCATGGCGTCGCGAGCATGGCCGAGGCGGCACTGCTGTTGGCATCACCAGGGCGAGAGACTTGGCAAACGGAGTCAAACTCTCGCCCTCCACAGTGCGTCGCATGAAGGCCTACTTCGATCGGCACGAGATCGACAAGAAGGGCAATGGCTGGAACCCCGGAGACGACGGATTCCCCTCGAACGGCCGCATCGCCTGGGCTCTTTGGGGTTCCGACGCCGGATGGGCGTACGCCCGCAAGGTCGTCGAGCAGATGAACGCAGCCGACGAGGAGGAGAGCCGCTCCCTTCGGCCCTTCGGCTCGACTCAGGGGATCAAACCCAAAGTCTTCGTCGTTCACGGCGCCCCAGCCAGCGGCAAGACGTCCTACGTGATGCAGAACAAGGGCGACAACGACGTTGTCTTTGACTTCAACAAGGTGATGAGCGCCCTGTCTGGCCTGCCTCCGCACCAGAAAAACAAGAACCTGATCACTTATTGTACGGACATACGAAGCCTTATTATCGAAAAGGCCCTTCGGCAGCCGTCGGTCGACAAGACTTGGATCATTACGACCCAAGTCGGCGACGACATGAAGGGCCAGTTGTCGGACATTCCGGTCGAGTACATCCACATTGACACTCCGAAAGAGGAGTGCCTGAAGCGAATCGAGGAAGACCCGGAACGACAGCCAGTCGCCGACGAGTTGCGAGAGGTTGTCGAGCGGTATTTTTCACCCGAGCAAAGGAGTGCCCCAGTGCTTCCCAACGTCGAGCGTCGGTTTCTTGGCAATTTCAGCAACGTCGAGAAGGCCGACCCCGATCTGCTTCGAGTCGAAAAGCGGGCTGACCCAAGCACTGGGAAGCAGCAGACTTACCTTGTCGGGTATGCGGCCCGCTTTGGAAAAGACTCGTTGCTACTCGGGGACTTTGTGGAGAGAATTGACCCCAGTGCGTTCTCGCTTGTCGAGAGCCGCGAAGATGGCGAGGGGAGACCGCTGGAAACTCGCTGCCTGTTTAACCACGACCCCAATCATCTGCTCGGCCGATTCCCGACGACGATGAAGATGACCGTCGACGAGAAGGGTCTCCGGTACGAGTGCCTGCTGCCCGAGTCTCGCCAGGACATCGCCGAGAGCATCGCTCGCGGAGACTTGCGCGGATCAAGTTTCAGTTTCGTCGTCGCCGAAGGCGGCGAAAAATGGAGTTACGAAGGCGGCCGCTCGACGAGACTTGTAACGAAAATCAAGTCACTTCTGGATTGCGGCCCAGTGACCTACCCGGCGTATGGCGACGCAACTGTTGCCGTAGCCAAGAGAAGTTATCAGCAGTTCCAGAAGTCTGGACACGCTGAGTCTCGCAACAAGGTGAAGGCCAAGGTCGCCGAGGAGTTGGCGAAGACCAAGCAGTTCTTGCAAGAGCGTCGCGGGTTCTGCCCGACTGGCGAAGGCGGCGGCATTGATAACTCGTGCGGGGCTAGCGGAAAGGGCGGCGGCGATAGCAACATCGAAGCCGCCAAGAAGGCCAAGGATAAGTACGACGAAGCAGTTGCCTCTGACGAATCGACGAAAATCGGAGCAGGAATCGGCGGCGCGGTTGGGCTTGTTGCCGGAGGACTGCCAGGAGCCCTCGCAGGCGCTCTCCTCGGCGGCGCCGCCGGGCTGCTTGTTCGCTTGTTTACGTCAGACGGAACCGAGCCGGACGACGACCTTTCCCCGGCACAAGTTCCTTCTTCTGGTGGCACGAAAGACGAGCAGAAACTCGCTGGAATGATGAAGGCATCTGCTGTCGCGAAAGACGTTGGAATGAAGTCCAAGAACTTCAACGATGTTGTCCGCCAGTCCGGAAAGGGGTCTGACTTCAAATCAATTCCAGGCGGAGGATTTGTTGTCATTAAGGGGGATGAGTCGTTTTCTTTCCACTCGAACAAGTGGATCAACGAGGCTGACGGGCTTCAGATGGGATACGCGGAAGGCCCTGTTCTCGTTGGCGAGAAGAACTCGATTCACCCATCAGGCGTGTCGAAAGCCGGTCTGGCGAGGGCTGAAAAGATGGCAAGGACCGCAGGCGCTTCTGCGGTAACGACTGCCGTGAAGCAGTCAGACGGCGGCTCGATCAAGATTCTCACGGCAAATGGGTTTGTTCCGTCAACTTCTGCGATTGACGCCAAGCGTCCGGACGGTGTCGCTCAGTTTGTGAAGGTTTTGTCAAAGAAATCCAAGCGAAGCCTCGACGACTTGCGAGAGTTCCTGCAAGAGCGTCGCGGGTTCTGCCCCACTGGAGAAGGCGGAGGCATCGACAACTCATGCACTGCGACTGATGGAAGCAAGCCGCAGGGCGGCGGCGGAAAGCAAGATAAGCCGCGACCTGGAGGCGGCGGAGGCAAGCCGAAGTCTCCCCAAAGCGGCACGCCGAAAGTTAAGCCCCCGAAAGAGAAGAAAGAATCCGGCGGCTACATGGAGTGGAAGAAGGGCAAGGACAAAGAAGCCCAAGAGTTCATCGACAAAGCCCGCGAAGGCCAGTTGGCTCGCGGCGGCAAGTCTGGCGGCAAGTCCGACGACGGCGGCGGAGTCCAGACATGGAGTAAAGGCGACGACTTCCCGTGGACTACGAAGCAAGTCGGCACCGACAAGGGGTACGTGCAGGGCCAGCACCCCGATGGGAGCAAGACTGAACAGTATCCGTTCGACGGCGACGCGACCGATGCCTACAAGAAAGCCAGCGAAGAGATTGCCAAGAAGAAGGGCAAGCGGTCGCACGACGTGGTCCGCGAGACCATGGCGTTTCTCAGGGAACGAGCGAGATGAGTTTGCAGGCGAGGTACGCGAGCCTCGTTGCGTTCATCGAGGCCCGAGATCGGCAGTTGACTCTCCCAATGGGCGAGGACTGCGGACGTGAGTCCGGGCAGTTCGCTCCAGGCAACACGTGTGCCGCTGACGGCGGCGGGCAGTCTTCGTCGGCCGAAGCCCCTCGCCAAAGACCGAACACAGCAAACGGATTCCCTGGACGGTGGAGCAGCGACCGAGCCGTCTCGCATCGCGGCGGCATTCCGGGGCTTCCGGATATCAAAGCAATCAAGGTAGACAACGCCAAGACATTCTCGACGATCGCTAAGGAGTCTGGATTCGAGAGCGTGGCCTCGGTCGTGCGTTTCGGCGCGGCCGACGGGAAAAACTCAGAAGTGGATATCTCCACTGAGAGCGAGAGGGTGCGTCGCTCGGGCCCGACGGCGTACTCTCCGTCGGTCGTTGTCGACGCCAAGACGATCACCGTCGAGTCCCAGGCTCCCGTCTATGCTGGCGGAAGGCAAGGGCCAGGGCAGCGGCCAGTCGGATACGTTAGCCTCGATGTCGCCATCAGAAAGTACGGCGACGAGCCGCCGATCGCCCTCTACGGCCACTTCGACTTCGATAACGGAGTAGCGTCGGCGATTGAGAGAGAGAAGTCTTCGTCCCAGCACGGCGAGTCGCCAATCGAGCGGCAACTCGGCGCGATGGTCATTAGCAAGATGATCGCGTCGCTGGAGGAGGCCGAAAAAGCAGGAGTCTCAAAAGCGAAGACGTTCGCGGCTGGCGACGCCAATCATCCTACCTACCAGGGCTACAGGCTCTGGGGTCGATTCGGCTTCGACGCCGAACTCTCTCCAGCGAGAGTGTCGCGAATACTCTCAGAGATCGACAGCAATTCCCTTCCGTCTCCGATCCTGTCCCCGGAACACGAGGCAAAGGCAAGGCGAGGAGAGCCGCTCACGCTCCAAGACGTTATCAGCACGAAGGCTGGAGAGAAGTGGTGGTCGAAGAACGGCAGCGGCCTCTCGCTCACGCTTGATTTCAGCGACAAGAATAGCGCTGGCTACCAGCGGTACAAGAGAATGCTGGAGCGAACCAAGCAGGCCAAGGATCGCGGGCACAGATCATACGAAGACTTCTGCGAGTACGCGCTGACGACAGATCGAGACCTCGCCGAGTGGCGAGGATTCGCCGACGAGTCTCTGGAATGTCGGTACGCCAGCCTGCTCGCGTTCGCGCAGTCGCGAAACTGCGGCACCGGCGAGGGCGGATTCCAGAAAGGCAACACCTGCGCTGGCGGCAAGATCGCCGATGCTGCCGTCGGTGCTGCAAAAGGCGCAATCAAGGGCGCGGCGGTTGCGGCCGGGGCCGTCGGGCCGTTCCCGCCCTACATCGCCAAGGGTGCCGCCGTCGGTGCCGCCGTCGGTGCCGTGAAGGGCCTCTACGACAACAGCATGCAGCCCACGCGAGTCATGGAGAAGATCAACGAGATCGGCACGAACGAAGAGCAAGTGGCCGCTCTCGTGCAGCGACTTGGCGGATCGCCGACGTCTGTGGCGAGGGTCAAAGACGGCAAACTCACGCTTCGGGTCAATAACAGCAAGGGCGAGAAAGTCTTCGACGTCGAGATGGGGAAGTCGAAGTACACGATCACGCCAGCCCGCAAGTCGGGCACGCTGTCCAGCAGCGAGATCGCTCAGGTCAAGAAAATCGCAGACGAGAACTCCCCCAAGGAAGTTAGCGTCGTTGTGAAGTCCAAGTCGCCATCGTACGTGGCGAAACTTGTCCGGAAGGGGTTCCAGGTCACAGCCAACGCTGCGGGGACACTCGTTGCTACGGTTGTTCTTCCGACGTCTGCATCGGTTGCAGTCGCAATGGGAGAAGGTGTTGTGGATTCCCTCAAGAAAAAGATGCGATGACACAAAGCGGCGATAAATGTCGGATGTGCGGTCGCGGTCGTATGACCACTCGCACGAGCAAGCCATGCGGCGAATATCAAGTTCGCTATCTGAAGTGCAGCGCATGCGGCGCTCAGGCTCGTTCGGTCGTCTCCGCCAGCCGTTCTTGGCGACGCGAAAAAGTTGTGTGACACAACTTTAAGTCTCTTCGGGTCTCTGTTCTTTCTCTCGTAAGTTGAACCTTGTCGTTACACGCGGCAGGAACAACTCACCACGAGACCAAGGAACAGAACGAATGGAATCGTCCGCCAAGATCAAGTCTCTCCTCGACGAACTCGCCGCCGTGCTGGCCGAGATGGGCGCCCTTCAGGACGAGGTGTCCGACGAGCGTGCCGCGAATGTTCCGCCCGTTGAGGGCGAGGACGAGGAGATGGAAGAGGACGAGGTCGAGGAGAAGGGCTACAAGCCCGAGGAAGTCGAGGACGCCGAGGGTGCGATGCCCGAGGACGAGGAGAAGGAGAAGAAACTCCGCTGCCTCTGCGAGCGTGCGGAGAAACTCCGCGAGAAGATCAAGTTCTACGAGGGCGTCGCTGCCAAGGAGTTGGAACTCCGGGCGGTCCTCGACAAGTCTACGCCCGCCACGGACTCGGCGGTCGCTTCTTACCCCAAGGCCAAGGAGGGCCGGTCTGTGTCGATCTACCACAATCTGCCGGGTGCCGGTCGTCTGAAGAACTTCAAGGGCCAGAACGCCGAGGAGCGTGCTTATCGGGCCGGTCAGTTCTATCGGGCCACGCTGCTCAAGGATCAGAACGCCGCTCGGTGGTGTGCTGACCACGGCGTCGTCGACAGCCGCGCCCTGAGCGAGGGCATCAACTCGGCTGGCGGAATCTTCACGGCCGAAGAGGTGCTGAATGAGGTGATCGTTCTGGTGGAGACGTATGGGGCATATCCTGCCCACGCTCGCAACCTCCAGATGAAGTCGGACACGCTCGTTATTCCTCGTCGGACTGGCGGACTGAAGGCGTATTTCATTGGGGAATCCAGCCAAGTGCCGGATTCCGACGCGAGTTGGGATCGGGTGCAACTCGTCTGCAAGAAGGTCGCGGTCTCGAACCGGATGAGTTCGGAGATTTTGGAAGACTCCGTGCTGAATCTTGGAGACTACATCACGGGCGAGATCGCCCGGTCGCTGGCCGAACTCATCGACACCGTTGGCTTTGTCGGCAACGGCAGCGGGGACCACGGCGGCATGATCGGCGTAGCCACCAAGATCAACGACGGCACCCACACGGCTGGCGTCGTGACGGCTGCGACCGGCAACACCGGGGCCCTGACTCTGGACGTGGACGATCTGATCGCCACGGCTGGCCGACTCCCGCTGTATGCCCGTGCCAATGCCAAGTGGTTCGTGAATCCGGCCGTGTTCGCCGCCAGCGTGCAGCGTCTCGGTCTGGTCAACAACGTGGGCCTCTCGGGCGGCAACACTGCCGCGAACCTTGCGGCTGGTGCCGAGATGCGGCTGCTGGGATATCCGGTGGTTTTCGTCCACACCCTTTCGAGCGCTGTGGGCGCCGACCCCGGTGTTGTGAAGTTCCTCTTCGGTGACCTCTCGATGAGTTCGTACTACGCGACTCGCCGGGGCATGACGCTGAAGACCTCGACCGACCGCTACGCGGAACTCGATCAGACTCTGATCGTTGCGACGAGCCGCTTCGACTGTGTCACCGCTGACTGCGGCGACAACACGAAGGCTGGTCCGGTCGTGGCTCTCAAGACTGCTGCTTCGTGATAAGTACGGACACACTCACCCTGAAACCCCTGACTGGAGACTCTGAAAAGTGAATCATCTCGAAGGAACGAAGACTGCTGCGAGGATTTCGGCGAGCGTGGCCGTTGGTGCGACCCACAGCCACGAGATCGACACCTACGGTGCCGATTACGTGTCGGTTGACGTGGTGTACAGCCACTTCACCGCTGCGGCGGCCTCGTATGCCACGGTGTTGAAGGTGCAGCAGAGCGACACGGCTGGCAGCGGCCAAGTCGACGTCCCTGGCCTCTCCGTTGTGGCTGGTGCTGGTCGGACGACCGGCGTCGGCGTGAACGGTGCTGTGGCTCGGTTCAACGTCGATTGTCGCGGCAAGAAGCGTTACCTCACGGTCGTCACCACTCCGGGCCAGCCTGCTGCCGTTGCGACGGTCGCTCGCCTCTCGAAGTTGGAAGAGATGCCGACCGAGAAGACTGCTGCCGGTGTCGACGCTTTCGTGAGCGGTTGAAACAAGTTTCGGGGGGGAGCCAAACAACGGGCGGCTCAACCACGGATGGTTTTGACTGGGCACGGATGCCCAAGCCGCCTCTTTCGGTAACTCCAACAAGAGGCTTGGATGCGAGTCATCGTCGGCAACGTCGAGCATGATGTCCGAATCGCGGGCGCGATCAGCGTTCCGCGATTAGGCTTTATGGACAATTATTATTGTTCCATTCAAGCCTTCTCGCAGTTCGGCATCCCTCTCACAAAAGGCACCGGGGCCTTCTGGGATCAGGTCATGTCTCGCATTCTCACGGACTTGAGCCGTGAGGAGGCGGGATACGACTTCATCATCACGATGGATTACGACAGCGTGTACGAGCCCGAGTGCATCTCGCGGCTCGTGTCTGCTGCTCTCTTGTCTGGATACGACGCCGTGGCGCCGCTTCAGACGAAGCGAGACGACCAGAAGTTGATGTTCACGCCCAAGGGGCTGTCCGGCGATCACGACAGCAAGATCACGCTGCCATTGGAGTGGTGGGAAAAGCCCACTCAGCCCGTGGACAGCGCTCACTTTGGCCTGACCGTGCTGCGGACGGCGGCTCTTCGCCGCATGCCGAAGCCGTGGTTCCTGGGCGTCCCCAACTCAGACGGCGACTGGGCGGACGTCGAGCCAGGAGACGGCAAGACAGCCCGTGTTGACCCGGACATCTACATGTGGCGGAAGTGGCGAGAGTGCGGAAACACGCTCGCAATTTGTCCGCAAGTCTCGATCGGCCACGCGGAACTCGTGATTACGTGGCCGGACCAGCAACTTAAGGCAGTGCATCAGTATCCAAATCACTACTGGCAGGCAGGCGGGCGGCGACCACCGGAGGCGTGGGGTTCTCCAGAGCATGCAGCAAAGTGTGAGGCTCGTTGATCGCATGAAAGTTCGACTCCTGAAAGACTGGTCGTATCACAAGCAAGGCGAAGTCGCCGAAGTCTTCGAGCCGACGGCTCGGAACTGGCTCATCAACGGCATCGCCGAAGTCTTCCATGAGAGCCGCTCTCTGGACATCGAGGACGCTGCCGAGAAGCCCGTCCAGGCAGTCGAGCGGGCCGTCTTGGATCGCAAGCAGAAGAAATGAAGTCTTACGAGTTCGTTCAGCGTGGCAACGTCCGGTATCGCTCTCTCAGGCGAATTACGGAGCCTGTGGTCGAGCCAGTCTCGGTCTCCGATGCGAAAGCACACCTTCGCATCGACGCTGGCTTCACGGACGACGATCTCTACTTGCAGTCTCTCATCTCGGCCGCTCGCATCCATGTCGAGACCGTGAGCGACCGGACTCTGATTCTGTCCCAGTGGCAGATGAAGATGGACGTGTTTCCGTCCTGGGACATTGAACTCCCCAAGCCTCCGATCGCAGTCGGGGACGTGACGGTCTCGTACATCCCGTCCGACGCCGTGTATCTCCCGGTGCCGTACACAAACTTCCGCGTCGACCGAGACTCGACTCCGGCAGTCATTCGTCCGCAGTGGAACGGCTCCTGGCCGTCGGCGCGAGGCGCTGAGAACGACGTCGTGATCACGTACTGGGCAGGGTACGGCCCGTCGCCCGCGAATGTGCCCACTCCCGCGAGGCACTGCATCCTGATGCTCGTGGCGTCGTGGTATGCAAACCGCGAGGCGGTCGTCCAGGGCGGCATGAACCCAGTCCCCATGGCCGTCGAGGTGCTGCTCGGCGCGATCAACTGGGGGCAGTACCGCTGATATGGCTCTTCGTGCTGGCGATCTTCGCGAGTCCGTCACGATTCAGGTCGCAACTGAGCAGACCAACGACTACGGCGAGGCGACCCTGACTTGGTCGGACTTCGCCTCCCGTCGGGCTTCCATTCGGGGCCTGCGAGTCGACGAAATGATGAGCGCCCAGGGGCCGTACACGGTCGCGACGCACGACGTCGAGTTTCGGTACGTGCCTGGGCTCACGGCTGGCATGAGGCTTATCTGGAATAGCCGCACCCCCGCCAGGACTCTGGACGTGATTCAGGTCACCGAAGGCGTAAACCGTGAGTCGCACAGACTTGTCTGCAAGGAGCAAGTCTCGTGATTACGGTCGAACTCCAGGGGCTGGACGAACTCATCGAGGCAGTCAGGAAGATTCCCACGTCGATCGACCGCAAGACTGTCTTCGAGGACGTTGCCCAGCAGTTCTCGGCGAGGCTCAGGGCGGCGACCCCGAAAGGCTACAGCGGCAAACTTCGAGACTCGGTTGTCTACTCTGCCGACGACGAGCAGGGGGAAGTCGGGTACGAGCAGGGCGTCGAGACTGCCGGAGACTCAAGTCTGGACAGCGTCATTCGCCCCAGGAGGCGAGGCAAGTCTGTCCTGGCTCGCAACTGGGTTAAGCCAGACGAACTTGAGGCTGTCCTTCAGGAGACGTTCGACGCATACGCCTCAGAGGGGTCTGTCTTCATGGAGACTCGTTTCGCAGAGGAGTTAACTCGTGGCCTATCCTGAAAAGTGGCTCCGGGCCAAGTTGGACGAGGCCACGACAGCCGGAATCCACCCCATTCTTGCCCCGCAGAACGCTCCCCTTCCTTTGGTCGTGTACCGCAGGACCGGCACTCGCCGAGAGCGGAACATGGGAGGCAACGTCGGCAGGCCAATTGCCACGTTTTCGGTCTCGATCGTGGCCGAGAGTTACAGCGAAGCAAAAGACATTGCCGAGGCTGTTCGCCTGAAAGTTGACAACTTTACGGGCGACTACTCTGGCCTGACAATTGTATTTACCTCGCTCGTGTCCGAGGCGGACAACATGGAACGTCCAAACGAAGGACAAGCGAAGCCGCTGTATCGCGTCGATCACGTTTACGAAGTTCGGTATCACGAAAACGTCCAAGGAGGGGCGTAAAAATGGCCTACGAATCCGCACAGGGCTTGTCGTTCATGTTCAGCGGCAAGACGTTCCTTCTCACGAGCATCTCGTTCAATAAGAAGGTCGCTGAAATTGACGTCACCGACCTGAAGGCTCCGCACGGCTCGTATCGCTCCTATCGCGCTGCCCCGGTTCGGGACGGCGACGAACTGTCGATCGAGTTCTACGGCATGGACTTCCCGCAGATGACCGCAACGGGCGTTCTGTCGTGGTCGATGGACGGTTCGGGCAGCAACTCGGCCCTGATCTCGTCTCTGCCGACCGTGGCTCTCTGCACGTCGTCTCAGTTGCAGGCTGCGGCTGGCGAACTGATCAAGGGCTCGGCCACGCTGCGAATCACTTTGACTTGATGAATGCCGTATATCTCGTCGCACGGCGCCACGTTCACGTGGGGCACGTTCACCTTTCAGATCACGTCGCTGCAAGTCTCTGCTAACGCCGGAAGCGACATCGACATTACGTCGATGTCTTCCGAAGTTGTCAGCGACCCAGCGAACACTGATCGAAAGATGGTCGTGCCTGACTACGACACGGCCGTGTCGGCGAGGTACGGCAGCGAGATGTCGATTGATTTCTTTGCCAGCAGAGATATTACGGCAGCGAACTATTTCGACGTCGTGGGCTCAAAGAGAACATTCACTCTGACCCTGCCTCCTGGCGAGGGCACAGCGGCGTCAGGGACGTTCTCGATAAACAAAACGGCGATCCTGACTCAGATGAGTCTCGGAGCGGCCACCGGGGAGTATGTGAAGGGTTCGGCTTCGTTTCGTGTAACAGGAAGGTAATTTCCACATGGCTCTCAGTAAGGCTGCGATTCTCGCTGCGGACGATAAGAAGATGGTCGACCATGACGTTCCCGAGTGGGGTGGCGCGGTCAAACTCCGGGTGATGACGGGCACCGAGCGGGATCGCTTCGAGTCCGAGTTTGTCAATGGCAACAAGAGCGTCGACATGGTGCGGGCGAAGTTGGTCGCCAAGTGCCTGTGCGACGAGAAGGGCGAGCGGCTCTTCACCGAGACCGAGATTCCCCAGTTGGGCGAGAAGTCTGCTGCGGTCCTCGATCGTCTCTTCGCTGAGTGCATGAAGTTGAACAGGTTCTCGAAAGAGGACGTGGACGACCTCGCAAAAAACTCCTAGACCGTCCCCGCAGGCTGTTCGAGTTCCGGCTCGCGCTTGCGCTTGGACGGTCCCATGCCGAACTTCTCGCGTCGGTCGATGCGGCCGAACTCGCAGAATGGGAGGCATTTTGGACAATAGAACCATGGGGAGACGAGTGGCGAAGGACCGCTCGTCTCGCCACGGCTCTATGCACTGCCTGGGGCTGTAAGCGTCTGGAGGAGGAGATGCTCATGCCCAGCCACCGCAAGCGACAGCAGACCAAAGAAGAGATGCTGGGCGAGTTGTGGAAGTTGGCCGCCGCTAACGGAGCGAGGGGCTGACCATGGCGACGATTGGCAGTCTCGCAGTCGCCTTCACGGCGAATCTCAAGGGCCTTGAGGACGGCATCGAAGAGGTCGTTGACCTTTTTGATGATCTGGCGGAGTCCGCCAGTGAACTGTCCGAAAAACTCGATGGAGTTGCTGAGAGAAAGATCAAGGTCACCGCCACTGCGGACACCAGCGAGGTAGCAAAGGCCGCCAAGGACGTCGAAAACCTCTCCGACACTGCCAAAAAGAATAAGATCAAGATCGAGACAGACGGCGAGGAGACGGAGAAAAAACTCACTGGCATCAAGGATGTCTTGAAAACTTTCGGCGAGGCCGCCAAGGAGGCTTCTGGATCACTGAGCGACTGGGGCGAGTCACTCAGCAAGGCCTCGGCAAAAGCGGCTGGCGGGCTCGGCGAGTGGGGCAAGTCGCTCGACAGCGCTGTCAAGAAGAACGAAGTTTTTCTCGCTCGCGGGTCCGCTACGGCGAGCCTTTTGGCAAACACGCGAGGCGTCCTGAATACTACAGCCAGCGCATTCACGACGACCGGCAATGCCATCAAGTCTGTCGAGGGTGTCCTGAGCGGCGCTGGCGACTCTATCGAAGGAGTGGTCGTCGCAGCAGGACGAGCAAACGCCGCCTACGCCGCGTTTTCGACGACCATCGCGACCGGCAAGGTGATTATCGAGACCATCGGCGGAACGGCCGCAGTCACTGCTGCTCTTGGCGGGAGCGCAGCCGCAGCCGCCAAGGTTGTCGGGTCGCTCGGGGCATCGCTTGTCTCCGCCGCCACCGGCGTCGGTGTGTTTGCCGCCATCATGGCAACAACCAGCGTGCTGACGTCAGGCATGAGCGAAGAGGCTCGCGAGTATGTCAAGGCGTTCGTTGCGATGGGGGCCTCTCTCGTGTCTGCCGCCGCTGCGGCGCAGGCCGGGGCGGTCTCGTTTTCGGTCATCTCCAATGCTATTTGGAGTTCCTCGTCTGCTGGCGAGGCCTTGACGAAGGTGTTCTCTGGCGTCGGGAAGGCTGCGGCAGACGCTTCGTCTTCCATGGTGGCGAACCTTTCTCGCGTTTTGTCGATATTTAATCTCGCGAGAGTGGCGTCTGGTGAGTTTTCGCGCGCGCTTGACGGAATCGGCGCCAAGGCGGAGTCGATTCGCAACATGGCCGAGCGCTTCGGCGCAACGACTGGCGAAATGGAGGTTCTCACGTTTGCCGCCGAAGCGGCTGGCGTAAGCATGAGCCAACTCGCCAAAGCCTCTCAGGCCTTCTACACGAACGTCAGCAAGGTCAAGATCGGCCAACTGAACGTCGACTCGGTGCAGGAGGCAAAGTTCGCGTTTGACAGGCTTGGTGTTTCAATCAGCGAATTGAGAAACAAGAGCCCCCAGGATGTGTTTAGTCTTGTTTCGGAAGAACTCTTGGCCGTGAAAGACCCGGCCGACAGGGCCGCGATCGCGTTTGATCTTTTTGGGAAGCAGGCAGTCAATGTGCTGCCAGCATTGAGAGGCCTCAAAGAGGCCGCATCCGACGCTGCTAGGCTCGGGACTGTCACGAAAGACATCGACTTCAAGATGTTTGAGGGGGTCGATGCGTCGTTCGATCGCCTGAAGCAAGCAAGCGGAAACCTGTCGTCGACCATGCTGGTAGCGTTCGCGCCGCTTCAAACTGGCATCAACAACTTTCTCGCCGACCTTCAGGGCGGGCTCGTCGCAGCGATGGGGCCAATCAGAACGGCAATGGCGGCGGCGACCGTTCCGATTCAGGTGTTTCTTGAAGTCGCCGGTCGCATTGTGAATATCTTCCTGCGCATTATTGGCATTGTTGGCACTTTTGTTGCAGCAATGCTTGAGGTGACAGCAATCGCACCGGCGTGGTCTGCCCTGGGGAGCGTCATCAAGGATGCGCTCGCATACGTCGAGCAGGCCGTCGATTTCGCGCAGAACGCAGCCGCCGCGTTTTCTGCTCAACTTAATCCGGCAGTCGACGAGTCAGCGAGCGTGTTGGAGCGGCTGACGTTTGCAGCCAAGACATTCGCGGCAGTGATTTTGTCGGCCGGAGTCGGGTCCGCCGTCATGCAGTCGTTTGGAATAAGCGCAAGTGCCGCGTTTGCCAAGTTTGCCGCCGGACTACTGAAGGTTAACTTCGCCACGATTTTTGGCGGCATATTAAAGTTGGTTCGCATGCTGACCGTGGACATCGTCGCTGCGTCGTCTAAGTGGGTGGCGAGCGTAATCCTTATGGGGACTTCGACGCTCGCGGGGCTGCTAACGCCGTTTATGACGTCCGTGGCTGCAATCGTGAGCGGAAACTCTGCCATCGCTGTCGCCTCGACGGCGGCAGGATATGCCATGGCGGCTGCGTGGGTCATTGGCACTCTTGGCCTTGCGGCCGTCGCTGTTGCGATCGTGGCGGTGATACAGAACTTTGATTCGCTCTATGACTTTTTTGCAGACTTCGGAAACAATATCGGCAGGCTCTTTACCCTTGAGGGCCTCGCCGAAGCAGCGGACGCCGTTGCGACCGCGATCAGGAACGCATTCTTGTCTGTCGCCGGATGGGTCGGAGGCTTCTTCGGCGGCATTATCGGCGGCATCATTAGGGCGATTAACGGCATAAAGACGCCCGAGAAAATCGACGCAGCCCGCGCATCGGTTGGCGACGTCGTGGCGTCTCGCCAGCGGCAAGACATGGCGCAGTTTCAGGCGGAAGCGTCGGTCTCTGGCTTTACGGGCAAGAAGCCCGAACTGCCCACAGAAGACTACAAGGCGCTCTCTGCGTCAGTGTCTCGCGCTCGCGGTGAAATGATCGGCCTCTCGCTGAATGCAGCCAACTTCGGAGAAGCGGGCCGCAAGGCGTTCGCCGCCGCCAGGGCTGACTTCGACAAGTTGCAGCAGCAACTCGCCGACAAGACGCTTGAACTGAAGATCATCACTGACGAGAAGGGCGTCAAGAGGCAAGAGACCGCTCTTGAGGCGTTCGAGAGAAGGTCCAAAGAGATCAAAGGCAGGCTTCGCGAGAACCTGAACCTTGCCGACACGATTTCCAGTGAACAGTTCCAGCAGTCCGCCGAAGACATGCGGAAGACCGTGCAGGAAGCGTTCTCGCAAGTTCGCGGCGTGATGCGAGGCGTTGATCTTGGGAGCGACCTGGACTCAGACAAGTTCTTCCCGGCCTCGTCCGAGATCAAGAAGGCCGCAAGCGACTTCGCAATGTCGTATCAGGACGAACTTATAGCCATCGAGGAAAAACTCCAGAGCGGCGGCTTTGGCAACGGGCAGTCCGCTATGCGGGCAGCGCAGCAGGCGAGGGAAGAAGCGAAAGCCAAGTTTGATCGCAACATGGGCAAGGTTAATGCCGATGTCTCGTTCGCAAGCGACATCCGCAAGGCACTGGAAGACGCATTCCTGACTCCATTGCAGAAATACGAGAAGCGACTGGAGGACATTCAGAAGAACAAGTCTCTGACGGCTCAAGAAAAATCCCTCGCCACTATTGCGGAACAGAAACAGATGGTGGAGGGGACTTTCGGCAAGTCCGCTGGTCAGTCGCTTCGCGAAAAGGAAGCGATGTTTGCGAAGTCTACAGCCGCCGATCAGTACGGGCGAACAGCATTCACGTCGTCCGAGGGGTCTTTCGCTGCCGGGGACGCCAGAGCCTCTGCCGAAAGAACAAAACTCGACATCGAGCGTCGCAAGGCCGCAGGCCTCGATGCGACTCCTGTCCAGCAACTCAAGGCCGGAGTCGACAACATCAATGACGTGTTCGACGTCGCTGGTTTGTCTCTCGCCGAGATTCAGAAGAAACTCGGGCCAGAGAAGTTCGCCGAATACCAAGAGGCGATCAAGAAGAGTCGCGACGCCGTGCTTCAGTCTGTAGGCGTCGAGAAAAGCGCCACGCAAGTCCGCGAAGAGGCTATGCGCAAACTCGAAGGACTCAATCTGTCTGCTGAAGAAGCCGCAGAGGCCAATCGGGCAATTTCGGATTCTTTCATGTCGGCAATCGGCGTGACGAAGACTCCCTTCGAGCAGTTCTCTGGCGAACTCGACAACGTTGCCGCCAAGTTCGGCATGTCCGGCAAGTCGATCGACGAGGTTCGCGCAGCACTTCAGGGGAACAAGCAAGACCTCGAACTCTTCGACCGTGCCGTCAAGCAGTCTCGCGACAATCTTCTTCAGTCTCTCGGAATCGAGAAGACGGCGCAGCAGGCCTACGAGGAGCAGATCAAGAAGATCGATGAGGCAGAGAACGCGACCGACCCGAGCAAGAGGATCACTGCGGAAGAGGCCACGCAAGCCCGAGTCGCTGCTGCCCGCAAGAGAGAGGAGGCCCTTGGGGCCGACACGGCGAACACTCGGGCCGGGCGGTTTGCTGAGAGAAGGCGGGAGATCGAGGAGGCGTTCGGAAAAACCGGCGAGAAGAACCAAGAGGCGTTCGACTCGGCGATGAAGAATCTCCGCAAACAAGGGCCCGGCGCCGAGCCGGAAAGCCCCGTCCAGGCCTTCAAGGAGGGCTTAAAGGAACTGGAATACATGCGGGGGTCGGGGGCCATCGACGACAAGGAGTTCGCCGACCGAAAGTTCAGCCTCCAAGCCCAACTCCAAGAAGACCTCAAGCCCGCCCTCGACCGCGTCGCCCCCGACCGCCGGGCGATTGAGTCGGCCGACACTCGCAGCAAGGCTGGCGTGGACACGTTCTTCCGCATCTTGCGAGGCCAGGACAATCCTGGCCTCAAGGCCCAACTCGAAACGGCCCAGGCCACGAAGTTCCTCGCTCAGGCCGCCGCCCAGCCGGAGGCCGCCGAAGTCATTGCTCAACTTTCAGCACGGTAGTACGGATACGCTTTCATGCCAGAGCCAAACTCACTCGGCCCGCCGTGGTCAAACCCGCTGCTCACTGACGTGACAGACTGCCGCGAACTCTTTCGCGGCAAGTCTCGACAGGCGAGCATCGATGGGAATCCGACATACACGCGAATCTTTCTCGTCCGCGTCAAGACGGTTAATCCAGACCTGGCGCAGGTCGCATCTGCCCCTGGCATCAACTGGCGGGACGTCTACCCGGACGACGCCAATGCGTACCTCGTCGAGTCCAACACGCAGCAAGAAGGCGACTCGGCGTTTCATTACAAGGTCACATACCAGTACAGGTATCTCGACGAGTCCGAGAAGATTCCGTGGCAACGTCCGCCTCAGTTCTCGTTCTCTGGCTCGCTGGCTTCGGCTCCATGCTTCTGGCACTACCCCAACGCAGGAGACAACGAGACCAAGCAGATCATCGTCAACACTGCCAAAGACCCGCTGTCTGGACTTGACCGCGACGAGGGCGAGTTCAACGTCACGATCTCGTATAATCAAAAGCCGCCGTTTGGTTATGCCAAAGCGCAATTGTACGTCGGGGCTATTAATTCAGACACGTGGAGCGGAGGCCTGCCCAAGACTTGGAAGTGTCAGAGCATCGCGGCGAACCGCAAGATCGAGACCATCCCTGGCGTGAACCCTAGCACCGACCCGCCAGTCAGAGTCGTGTACTACGAGACTTCTGTCTCGATTGCCTACAGGAACACGGGTTGGGACTTGCAGACTTGGAATGTCGGGTTTAACGAAATCAAGGGCGGTAAGCGAGTGAAGATTCTCGCTGGCAGTGAGCCAGTCAGCGAGCCAGCCGCCCTCAACTCTAACGGCACAGCGAAGACTCCCGGCCTCCCCCCTGACATGCTGACGTTTCGCATCTACAGGACGCTGCCGTTTGTGGGGACTTTTCACCAAATACCAAGCGACCTCTTCGCGGGTTGGCCGTACAACACACCGGCGATTGCAGTGACCTGACATGCTCAATATTAGCCAGTTCAAGAAAAAGCCCCCGGCGAACAAGACCGAGCAAGTCGTTCAGTTTCGCCACAAAGACGCGCAGCGAATCGCGAGCGCTGTTCATGCTCACGAGACGGCACGTCGCGGAAGCAATCCGAGCGTCTTGCCACGGGCTGTCGGCGGCGGCGGCGGCGGCGGCGCGTTCGCGACGGCTCGCTTCACTGGCGCTTGGAGCAAAGACACCCTAAAGACCGTCACGTTCATCGCGGACACGGCCGCCACGGCGGTCGCCAGCAACATCTTCTCGAACATCGCCGCGCCGCCGGGGGGCGGCTCTCGTCGCTGTGGGCTTGCGATGGAGGGCACGACTTGGATTCTCATTGCCGCTGAGTGCTAGTAATGAACTTTGGTTTCGAGTGCTTTCGGAAACTCATCTGCTGCATTCCGAAGATATACGGCTGGGGTTATGGTCACACCGGCCAGTTGGGTCTTGGCGAGGCCTCGGGCTACAAGTCCGACATGCCACTGCCGGGCACAGAGCCGCCGACCATCGACAAGCAGTCGGACTGGATCAAGGTCTGCTCTGGAGGGGGGCGTGGGTACGGGATACGCTCTGACGGGACTCTGTGGGGGTGGGGAACGCATGCCCCTCCGGGCGACGGCGTCGCCGAGAACTATTCCCACCCAGTCCAGATCGGCGTCGGCCACAAATGGATAGACGTTTCTGCATCTGGATCGCACACGCTGGCGGTTCGCGAGGACGGCACACTTTGGGCGTGGGGGTCGAACGGGGATCGCACTGTGTGGTGGCCGAACGGCTACGCGATCGGCACTCATCTTTCGTATCTTCGCAATCAGGCACCGAGCCACGCCGACGAGGTTGTCCGGGCGGTTCTTTCGAGGCCGATCGCGTCGGCAGCCCTCCAGCAGTCCGGCAAGTATTCCAAAAGGCCGACCGCACAAGTCGTGCAGATGAAAAAAGACTCGATCGGCAGCGATTGGGTTGTGGACTCCAGTGCCTCGGTCACTCCGGCCCAGGCTGAAGTGGCCGCGATGGACTACACAGTCACTTCGGTGGAGTTAACTAACGGAGGAAGTGGGTACACGTCTGTTCCGACGGCCACGCTGGAGCAGGACGGCAGTTCGCTGCCACTATCCGAGAGGAACCTTTCTGTATCGCGAGTGCAGATTGCGAGCCAAGGGTCTGGATACAAAACTCCACCTGTCGTTTCGTTCGCGGGGCAGTCTGACTCACCGGCGTCCGCTTCCGTGTCAAAGATGTGGTGCAAGGCCAAGTCCATTCAGGTCGCAAGTGGCGGCGGAAATTACGTTGTGCCGCCGTCCATCGAGATCGTCACACTTGCCGGTAGAACAAAAGTTATCGGAACTGCAACCGTAACCAACGGCGTCGTTACCGGGGCGGCGCTCAGTTCATCTCTTCTCGGCGATCTGCTCCCTGGTCGGTATCCTGTGACGTTTAACTCTGTAGTCGGGACCGGAGCATCGGCGACAGTCACGATCGAAGGCGACGGCATTCAGGAGATTACAGTCACTTCTGGAGGGGCAGGCTACAAGGAGCCTCCGGCGGTGTCCTTTGCGCCAAACAGCGGCGGCCTTGGTGCTTACGCGGACGCCAGGATGGTTTCCGTCGAGTCGATTGGGGCTGGCAAAGTCACTCTGACTCCCGTCGCCAGATTCAGGGTCGTTGAGATTAGAGTCACCAACGGCGGCTCTGGGTACACGTCCCGCCCGTCCGTGACTTCTGTAGGCCCAACAGCCACGGCGACCGTGTCCAAGATGGGCTGCATAGTCGAGAGCATTAACGTCACGGCCCCTGGCAGCGGATACTCGTCTCCGCCGACGGTGACCATCGACGGCCAGCCATCGGCCAGCCTGTCGGCAGTCGTCCAAAACGGTGCTGTCGTGCGAGTAGACGTTGCTCCGGACTTGAAGGTCGACGCCGAAGCGGTCGCAATTGGCTTCTCTGGCGGCGGCGGCTCTGGTGCGACGGCTCAGGCCGTGCTGCGGCTCAATCATGTTCTCAGAGTATCAGTCCAGCCAACAGGCTCGTACGTGCAGGGTGGCTCTGGGGTGGACTTTCCTGTTTCGTTTTCCGGCCCAGGCTCTGGCGCAACTGCCGTTGCAAAGTACGGAGACGGATCGGTCGTGGCGATCGGCGCTAATGCTCCCTGGAACCAGCAGGGAAACGGCTACCGAGAGCGTCCTGTGGTCGTTTTTTCAGGCGGAGGCGGAACAGGAGCCGCAGCAACCGCGAAGGCCGAAGGAGTCGTCGAGGCGGTTACGATTACGGTGCCCGGAGACGGATACACCCGCAGCGAGGCTGGCTTTCTCAGGCGAGCCCCGTTCGTGCAATTCACTCGCGATCCTGAAGATGAGTTTCAGGGACCAGACGCAAGTTTCATTTGCAGCATCTCTCCAGGGCCAGTTCAGTCGCTTGTGGTCAGCGACGACTGGAAACCTAAGCCGCCGCCCGAGCCCGCGCCGTTTGCCCCGCAGGGCACTGGCCGCGTGCCGATGGGCCAGTGGATGATCGACTACAATCCCACCTACATCGTTCTCGGCGACAGGCAAGAGCCTCTCCCGCTGACGCAAGACTCGCTCGGCTGGGAGTCGGCTCCGTTTGTCATAAGAGGCAACATGCCCGGCGGGCTTATAGCGGGGCGAGCCCCGTTTGACGGCCCACCTTCTCCGCCGCCAGTCTGGAACCTTGAGTTCTTGTCCGAAACAGGAAGCGGCGCGTCTGGAACAGTCTCGACAGCGTCTGGGTGGATCGACTCCGCGACGCTGACAAACAGCGGAGACTTCTACGCAACTGAGCCGATCGTCGAGATCGACGGCGTTGGTAGTTCTTATGACCACAGAAACGTGTTCCGCAGGCCGATTCAAGTTGGCCTTGGCCGCACTTGGAAGACTGTGTCTGCTGGATTGAACTACTCTCTCGCGACCGACAGCAGTGATCTGCCGTACTGGTGGGGCGTGATACCGGGGCTGTTTGAATGGCCCAGGTCTTTTCAGTGGCCTTTCGATAAGTATCAAGAAGTCATCAAGAGACCAACGAGAGTTGGCAAGAGAGCATATGTCACGGCAGAGGCGACGTCAGATGAGGTTGGCCCTGTGTTTGGTGTCTGGGTCGAGCCACCGTCGAACGAGGGCGGCATTCCTGCGTCTGTCGGAAACTCGTTCAGGCAAGAGAAGACTCCGTACCTGTCCGGCTGGGCGTCTTCTGACGAAAGCGGCCCGTCAGGAGGTGTGGTACTCCCTCCCACCCCTGCCAAGTACGAAGGCCCTATTTACATCACCATGTCGGCAGGGCACGGCTACACCGAAGTTCCAGAACTCTTCCCCGCAGGCGGCGCCGGATACACGCTCACCGCACACCTCGACGGCCCTGATGCGTGCCAGTCAGTTGTGGCGGCAGGGTCAATCGCTCTCGCAATCGACACGTCTGGTGTTTTGTGGAGACTCAACTCGCAGGCTGCTTTTCACGGCGACGGATTCCAGCCGAAAGACAGGCTGTTTCTTTACGAGTCCAGCACGCACCCGCCTGCTCAGTCTGTGCAGCAAGCGGCGGAGCATGATGGATGGAACGGGTCGCCACATATTTATGGTGATAATATGTCGCCCATTCGCTATCGCCTTGAAGACGGCAAGAGCGGGAACCCACACGACGCCAAGGGTGAATGGTCCCCGTTTGTTTATAAGTGGTACATAGTTAAAAGAACAGAAACAACGACGTTGGTCAACGGCGAGAATCGCGTCGCAAATCAGGACACGATACACTCGCAGGGCACTGTCACTGATGATTATTACTCTTCCTACAGTCCTGGTCTTGACGTTTGGGCCGGGTCTGTCGTTGCCCCTGCTGAGGTCAACCAATTAGCCCCGGCGTATGACGCGCGTTACTTCATCTACCCCGTGGGCGGCTACCCTGGCGCAGTAGACCCGCTTGCTTGGCCTGTCATTCCTCCGCATGTGCAAGTCCCTGGGCAAGTCACTGGAGTGCAAGTCACAAACGGAGGCTCTGGGTACACCTCTCCGCCGACTGTTTCGTTCTCGCCTGGAGGGGCTACTGCCTACGCTCGAATCAAGAACGGGCAAGTTATTGGCATTCAGGTGATGAACGCGGGCGGCTGGTTCGACGGCGCGCCCACCGTCACCATTTCCGGCGGAGGCGGAAGCGGTGCGACCGCTACGGCGACGATTGCGCAAGGCCCGCTCCAGGCGAGAGAGTACTTTTCTTGGTATAGATTCGTCGACTCGTGGCCGCAGTTCTCTGGAAAGTCTCACGCGACTTACGAAAAGTTGCCGCCGAAACTCCTCCATGGCGGTTTCGGCCCGGCAAAAGTCTCCGAATACGATGCGTGGAGCAAGGTCACTAGAGACCGCATTGGCGAAACAACGGACGGGAGGTTGTTCTTTGACGTCTCTGGAGAGAGCGACAGTTTGTTTCAAACCGTTGGGGTCGCTGAAGGCAAGGGCCTAACCGCAAACCCATACCCTGCCGCATTTCAGTCTCCGCAACTCGGAATCGGCGGACACTCGGGAGTCAAGGAGTCTGATCAGTCCCTGTGGCTGCTTGGAGACTTGGAGTCCGGCCCGCCGGTCGTCAAGGGCGACGTCGAACTCAAGATCGACAACCCTGGAGAAGGCTACACAGAGCCAGCCGTCTTATCGTTCAGCAGCCAAGCGCAAGGCGTCGCTACAGCAACGGCCACCCTTAACGGCTCGATAATCAGTGCCGGAGTAGTCCAGAAGGGTTCCGGGTACAGAACTCCGCCGACCGTAAGCGTTCCAGGCGATGCCCAGATCGAGGCTGTCATTGCCGGTCCGGTCGAGTCTGTGCAAGTCACAAACGGCGGGTCTGGGTATCGCGTGCCGCCGAAGGTCGTCTTCTCGCAGCCGGGCATCTCGGCGACGGCGACGTCTACGATCAAAGACGGCGCTGTCCAGTCTGTGCGAGTCTCAGAAGGCGGCCGGTATCGCGCTTCGCCCACTGTCTCTTTCGAGCCAGTCCCAGACGTCGAGTCGATCGCTGTTACGGCTGGCGGCTCTGGGTACACGTCTCCGCCTCGCGTGCTTGTGGTCGGCGGCAGTGGATCGGGATGCTCTGCGAAGTGCAGCATCGACGGGAAGGTCACTGGCATAACGATCGCCAGCGGCGGCTCCGGGTACACGTCTCCGCCGACGGTCTCGTTCTCCGGCGGCGGCGGCTCCGGTGCGTCTGCGATCGCTGGCATCGACGAAACGACGGGGCAAGTCTCGGGAGTCACTGTCCTCAGTCCAGGCAGCGGGTATCAGTCGCCGCCGACTGTTGTCTTCACTGGAGGTGGCGGCAACGCGGGAGGAGCGGCAGCCGTGGCTGCGATTGCTGGCCCGGTTCGAGATGTGACTGTGACGTCTCGCGGCTCTGGCTACTACAGGCCGCCGCAGGTTTTCTTCCAAGGCAGCGGCGGAACTGGCGCAGCAGCAACGGCAACAACGGCGGCCCCTGGCGGCGGCGCGACGGCGACGTCCAAGATCAACGGCTCTGTGATCTACTGCAAGGTAGTCAACGGAGGCTCGGGGTATCGCTCTTCGCCAAAAGTCACGTTCACCGGCGGCGACAACGATCGCATCGCATCTCTTGAGGCGAAACTCGCCGCCGCAGAGATCACGCAAGCGGAGTTCGACGATTCTGTCTCGCAGTTCAAGGCGTCCGCCCAGGCCAGAATCAAAGGCGGCGTGACTTTGTCGGTTGAAAACGGCGGCGAGAAGTACGGATACAAGGTGTCAACAGATTTGAATCTTTCGTCCTTTGTGACGCGGTGGCTGGGCGGCCAAGACGGATCATACACAACAGGGTGGGGCTGGCGCAGCGGCCTGCCGTACTGGCGAGACGGCGACATGATGTCGACCGCTTTCTGGGTCCACTCCTCCGGAGGCACGCCAAGGCCGGAATCTGTGGGCACCACTCTGGCCGGGCAGTGGATTTTTGTCTCCGAACATCCGTCGTGGAATCCGAGCCCCACAGCCCACAGCCGAGCCACGCCGTCAACCACCGAGCGACCGGGCGGGGCCATTTCTTCGATGAGCGACCCAGAAGGATCGCCCCCTTCGTCTGTGTTGACTTCGACCAACTGGACGCAAGAGCCGCTCGTGTCGTTCTGGAACACTCGCGCGTTGCGAGCGGTGACTAGACTGCGTCGATGCGCCATTGCTCGGAGAAGTGACGCCGCACCGCAGGCGAAGTCTATTTACACGTGGCCGCACTCGCTGTCGCATCTTGAGAGCGTCTTGGCGATGAGCGACGCCGAGACGCTTGAGTCTCCCGGCTATGAGTCGCAAAGCCTTCTCGGCTGTCTGCGCAGGCCGCTCTTCGGAAACTGGCCCGCCGTGGCCGAGTTCTGGTCGGGCGGTTCAGTTGTATCTGCCTATCTCGACGGAGTCTTGAGCAGCCCGCTTCCGGACTATGGCACGTACATCACAGACGGAGACAGGACTGCAATCATCATGCAGCCGTACTACTCCGGCATGCAATACAAGTTCGCATCTCCTCCGACGGTTCAAGTCGAGTGCGACGTCGGAACCGGCGCGTCCGTGACGGTCAGCGTCGACGGCAGCGGGACCGGGACTGTCAACGTCGGCTCTGGCGGCTCCGGATACGGCTCGCTCGCCAGGACCGTCGTCTCTGGCGGTCGACCGAAGATCACGCCAGCGGCGGCTACAGCCACTCTCGTCAACGGAGCGGTGACGGCTGTCTCGGTCACTTCGTCTGGAGAAGGCTACACGAGTCCGCCTCTCGTGATCTTGCACGGCGGCGGCGGCACTGGCGCGACGGCCGAGGCTGTGATGAGCAGCGATGACCCGTTCTATTCATTCCGGAAAAGGGTCGTCGGAGTCACGGTAACGTCGGGCGGTAGCGGCTACACGTCGCCGCCGACTGTGTCTTTTGTCGAGACAGACAAAGACTACGCCGACTTTGCTCTTCCGCACTTCTCTTGGGCTGGGGTGTACGGCCACAGCGAACCAAGCGGCTGGAAGGCGAGGCTCGTCGGTGTCGAGAACGCGACGCCCGAGTACTCCGAATTGCTCGGAGGCGATCGAGACACGTGGGAAGAGATTAGCGAGATGACGCCCAGCCCGACTTGGGTTTACAACTCAGGCGATACCGAAGAGGCCGAAGACTTGACGTGCTTTTACGCGGACGGGCGTATAGTGTCTGCGACCGTCGATGAGTCTTGGCCGGACATGGATCGACATCCAGCCAACCTAAAGAAACTGCCAGACGATGCCACCGTCGTGGTCCGTGGCAACTGCGACACGACGGCCGCGATCAGCGTCATTCGTCCGAAGTGGTCGAACGAACTGGACGGCTACGGGGGGGTCACGTTTGCCGTCAGGGACGAAACGCCATGATTCGGCCAGTCTCGGTGGGCAGTCTAGTCTCCAAGTTCCTGTCAAGTCTAGGAATCACGAGCGGCAGGGTCTCGAAGATTCTAAACACACCAGACTGCGGATGCGACTCCAGAAGCGAGTCCCTGGACGCTTGGGGATACCGAGTCCAATACAAGATAATCATGTACTGCGGCGGCCCCGCGAGAATGACTTGGCGATCTCGGTGCCGGTTTGTCCGGAGAAGGTTATGGAAGACCATCGTTTCCAAATTGACGGCGTCCGCTGGCTTTGGCGGTACTCGCCGCTAAAGGGCGACGCCGACGGCTGGACCGAGTACGACAAGCGTAAAGTCTTGATTCATTCGGGGCTCAAGAATCGCGCGAGACTTGAGTGCGAACTCCACGAGGGGCTTCATGCAAGTCTCGGCCCGGCGATCTCAGAGGCAGCCGTCACCCAGGCCGCGAGCGACCTTGCCATGATCCTGTACTCGCTGGGCTACAGGCTCGAAAAAACCTCTTGCCGACGGCGTTAGTCTGGATACGCTTACGTGCCCAACGACAGGAGGTCACGTATGGCAGCGACGGTCACGGCACTGGACGGCGGATACATCGAGAACATCGCGGACTCGAATCGAATCATTCGCGAGATCGTCGAGGCTCGCAACGCATCGCGAGCGGCTCTTGGCGACGATGACGGCGAACTGGAGGCCGACGTCAAGAGTGCGGCCACGATGGACGGCGCGACGCCGCTGCCGGGTGCGTTCGACGTCGAAAATCCGAAAGACCTCGTCGGAACGAACAAACTGCCCCTGCACCTCTGGCCCGCGACTGCGACGGCCATGGGGTGCGTTGCCCTGCTCAACGGAGCCTTGAAGTACGGACGCGCTAACTGGCGTCGCGTTGGCGTTCGTGCCTCAATCTACGCCGACGCTTGTCAGCGGCATATCGCGGCGTGGTTCGAGGGCCGCGACTGCGACGAGGAAGGCGTGCCTCACTTGGCGTCCGCCTTGGCGTGCCTTGCGATCCTCGTCGATGCCGAGGCTGCTGGCAAACTCAAGGACGACCGTCAGGTCAGCGGCGGCCACGACGAGATCGTCAAGCGGCTCACGCCACATGTGGAGCGACTCCGCGCCCTGCATGCTGGCAAGTCTCCGAAGCACTACACGATCGGAGACAACGAATGAAGGTATATCTCGCTGGGCCGATGACTGGCCTGCCGCTCTTTAACTTTCCTGCCTTCGACGAGGCCGAGGCAAAACTGCGGGCTCTCGGCTACGACGTGATCAACCCGGCGCAACTCGACAGAGACGTCGGATTCGACCCAACGTCGACAACCGTCTCGAAAGATTTCCTCCGAGACGCCCTGCGGCGAGACTTGTCGGCCCTGTGCGATGCCGACGCGATCGCCATGCTCCCCGGATGGGAGCAGTCTGGCGGGGCCAGGGTGGAATGGACTCTCGCCACGCACCTGGGGCTGGCGGTGGTTTATTTATCGCCTTTTGGTGAGGTTTGCGGTAAGACATTGGCTTCTCCTGTAGCCAATCAGTAGGGTCGCCAATGCCTGAGTGGATTTCATGCCAACAAAGACTGCCGAACTACGAACAAGATGTCTTGGTGTGGAACGGAAACGTCATCACCGTTGCAAGGCTCGTGCTGCACGAAGGCGAGCAGTACTGGGAGTCAGACGACGACGTCATTGAACTGATCTCTCCGACTCACTGGCTTCCGCTTCCGGAGCCTCCAACGAAGAGGAAGTGATGCGACCGTATCGTGGCTACACGCTGATTGAACTGCTTGTCGTTGTGGCTATCATCGCCACACTTGCGGCACTGCTTGTTCCGGCGATCTCTAGCAAGAGCCACTCGTCCAAGCCGCCTGAAACTTCGCTGCTGCATACCGTCCGACACGACGGGCACCTGTGGGTGCTGAGTTGGCGATCTCACTTCGTCCATCACCCAGACTGCCCGTGCCAAGGCAAGCAGGCCGAGAGGACATACTGATGGACTGGATTCCCGTCGAAGACTCGATGCCAGAAGACCACGAGTGGGTTCTCGTGGCGTGCCGCGCTGGAGACCGCTACGACGTTGGCATCGCCAGGGCTGTTGCCAAGCAATTGAGACTTGGCTTTGACTCGCCTGGAATGGTGCCGCGAGTCACGCACTGGCAGCCGATGCCGGAGCCTCCGCCGCGATGACGCACCTCAAGCCTCTCGGCCGGAAGTCGTACGGGTCGATTGGCCACCTGCCGAACAGCAGACTTGGCCCGTCGGATCGGTCTATCACGGCAGGGCAGGCTCGGATTTGCACGACGAGGTCGCGAGACAGGCACGACACCGTGATCGTTCAGGAGAAACTGGACGGCTCGTGCGTAGCCGTTGCGATGCTGGATGGAGTCCTTCACTCCCTTAGCCGCGCGGGATGGGCGGCCGCTTCTTCGCGATACGAGCAGCACAGGCTGTTCGATCAGTGGGTCCACGAAAACCGAGAGCGATTTTTGTCCGTGCTTCGAGACGGAGAGCGCATCGTCGGCGAATGGATGGCCCAGGCTCATGGAACGCGATATGACTTTGCCGAAGGAGTCGAACCATTCGCTGCGTTTGACATTATGATTGGAGAGTCTCGCCTGCCGTTCGAGCAGTTTGCGGTTCGCATTGAAGGCAAGTTTGACCAGCCGACACTGCTGCATGTCGGCTCACCGATGACCGTCGACCGTGCGATGCAACTGCACGCTGTTCGCAATCGCAGATGCGACGAACCAGAAGGCGTCGTCTATCGAGTTGAGCGAAACGGGGCAGTTGATTTCCTGGCGAAGTGGGTCAGGCCAGATAAGATCGACGGGAAATACCTTCCAGAGGTAAGCGGAGCCGCTGCTGTGTGGAACTGGAGGCCATCTCAGTCTAGCCCAGGCAAGACTTCGCAAGGCTTGGGACCAGTGTCGATGAACCTCGGGTCGAGGTAAGCCTTCGTGATTCGCGGTGAACTGTGATCCAGCAACGCCGTCGGATCGCCGCCTCTCGCCGCGAAGTGCGTGGCGGCTGATCTTCTCAGTTGGTGAAACTTGCTGCGGCGTCCGCCTTCAAGACCAGCCGCCTTCACGATCTTGCCGAATCGGTTCCACAGGTACTCGTACCCTCTCGGCCACGCGAAGAGTTGCGGGCCGTTGCTGGACTGCTTCAGCACGTCAAGCAGATCGCAGACTGGGTCTGTGAACGTGTAGAGTTTGTCTCGCTTCCCGCCCTTTCGGTACTCGGCGCGGACGAGGATGATCGGCCTCGTGTAGTCCTCTTTTAGCACGGACATGATCGCGCCGATGCGTTCGGCGCTCTGCCAGAGGACTTGAATAAGTGCGGTCCAGAAGATGTGAGCCGGAACGTCTCCGACTTTCCCTTTCACGACTTTGGCCGCCGCGAGCAGGGCCTTCAGTTGGTCGACGCTCCATGCCGTCGGCACTCGAAACGGGATGGGAGTCGGCGGAACGCAGGGCCGCATCTCGGTCAGCCTGCGGTCAGCCGCGCACCTCCAGAGAGCCAGCAACTGCGTCCGCTCTTTCTCGGCCGTGTAGACGCTCCGTTCTCTCGCTCGATGCGAGAGGTATCGCGAGACGGCGAGGTCGTTCAGGTCTTCCTCGATCGTCGCCGGTCTGCCGAGATACTTGGCGTACTGCTTGAGAGTGTTGGCGTACAGCCGCGTCGTATTTTCGCTGCGGCCCCGCAACTTGAGAGGCTGGTAGAAGTCTTCAAAAAACTTGTTGAGAGTCATGGTCGCGTCTCCTTGGTGCCAAGAGAAGCGAGTCCTTTCGCGGATTCCTACCCGTCATGGGGAGGGGCTTGAGTTAGGGGGACCAACGGTGCCGATTCTTTATTTGGCCTTTGCGGACTGTGCTACTTGTTCATGCAGGCTCTTCGCTGCCTTGACCGCTCGCCACCGCTTTTTGTGCTTCTTGATGAAGTCTTCGAGTGCTTCGAGCAATGCGTACTGCTGGTCGTAGTGCGAAATCTTGACGATCATTTCCAATCCTCCGTGCGAGACGATCGCAGCGAATCCGTTGCCGCTGCCTTCGATCGAATAATGGCGCCCCCGCCATTGCAATGTCAAGACTGACCCCTTCGGGGGTCAGTTTTATGGACCTGATGTACGGAGACGGCAACCATGAAACAGCCAATTTCCGTGGCTGAAGCGGCCAAAATCCTCAATATGTCCCAGGTCGGCGTGCTGAAACGAATCTCCAAGGGACAGATTCTGGCGGTCCCTCTCAGCGGCAAGGGGCTGCTGGTCTGCCGCGAGTCCGTCGAGGGACAGGATTGCAATCTTGAAGAGTTCAAGAAGTTGTGCAGGCGATGGATCAGTGTCCCCGAAGCCTGCGACATCGTCTGCGTGACCGACGCCATGGTCGGCCGCATGCTTCTCGACGGTCGGCTCAGGGGATTCCGGCTAAACGACAAGGCGTGGGCTGTCGATCGCAAGTCTTGCGAACAAAACATCCGCGAGTATCTCGCCAATCCGCCGACTGGCGGCAGACCTCGCCGAGTCGGCGAGCGACGGTCTCCTGCAAAGCGACCAAGCGGACGGTCTCGCAAAAAAACTCCTTGACCACGGTTTGCGTGTCCGTACACTCCGGGCATGTCGCTGCTGAAAAAACTCTTCTCGCCGCCCGAGCCTGCTCCGCAGCCTCGCGACGAGTGCGATCTTCCCGACACGAACGTGATGCGGGTTCGCGCGGCTCTTCTGGCTCGCTCTGAGTCTGGATACAGAAAGTACGGCACCACGACAGACCGTACAGACATCGACCTCGCCGGTTGGCTTCAGCATCTTCAAGAGGAGTTGCTCGACGCGGCGGTTTACGTAGAGAGACTCAAGGAGGAAGTTCGCCGTGGACAGCAAATCGGCCGTTGAGACTGTCACTCACGCAGCCATCGCCATCTGGCTTTGGGCAATCGTTCTCATGGCGGCGTCGATCTTATTTACTGTGTCGTGGAACTACGGCGTCTCGCCTGTCTTCGGCCTGACGCGGCTCGGCTCGATGGAGTCGCTCTGCATTCTCGTTTGCGTTTGGATTCTGTCGCGAATCGTCCTGCCGAAGGTCACTCTGGAGGTGCGAGGATGAGGCTGATCGTTGAGAAACTTGATGGCGAAGTCTTCGTCTACATGGAGACGGAGCGTGAATACGACAATAACGAGCCAGAGCGTATCGACGAAGGCTCGCGTCGACTCCCGTTCTCGATCCTGAATCAAGAGTGCGACTTGTCTGCATACGCTGACAACGTCCACTGGTCGTTCTACCTTCCTTCGGAGTATGGCGAAGATGAAGACTGCGAAGCCACGGAAGACTTTAACTGCGACGAGCCGTGCCGAATGCGCGATCGTCGACGGCGAGAAGATTGTTGACACGTCTTTCGATCTCTACGACGGCAGGACTTCGGCCGGTGAACTGCGTCGTTACGCAGCGTGGCTCGTGAAGGCCGCGAAGTGGCTGGAGGACAACGAATGAGCGTCGATATCGTTGACCGTCTTCGTAAAGATGCGATCTGCCTGTTCTGCAACAGCATCGCCGAGGACGCGGCCCAGGAGATCGAGCGACTGCGTGAGTGCATGGCTGGGCAGGAGGCTCTCGGCTCGCACTCGTCTGACGATGTGATGCGGTCCCTGGCTGCTGCGGTCGCGGACTGCGACCCGTGCGGCCGTGAGGACTGCGTCTCGGCGGACCCACACTTCCTGGCGGTTGTCCTGTCAGAGATGACTCGACTCCGCCGGACGGTGGCCCTCGGCGCGGCCCTCTCGCTGGCGGCTCGGCGAGCGTGGCGAGAGTCGAGCCTGCGGTCGCAGAGGGTCACTGATGTGATGAACGCAGCGGCGAGGTTCGAGGCTGAGATCGCATGACGCACGAAGCCCTAGCCGACGCGATCGTCGAGTACGTCTCGTCCCAGTACGGTTACGGAGGAATGTTCTCCGACATCGTCCGGGCGTACGTGACAGACGTGTCGGTGACGCAGGAGATCGACGGGCTCGCGACTCTCGACGTCAGGGTGAAACTCGCCAGCACGGGTAAGCCCAAGCCCAAGCCCAAGCCCAAGCCCAAGTCTCCGTGGGTGTCGATCAAGTCTCGGCTTCCAGACGTCGACGAGACCGTGCTGGTCTGCCGTGGAGACGCTGTCTCGGTCGGCGCGTGCGACGAAGACGGCACGTTCGTCAAGCCAGACTCGCTTGCGACGTTCAAGCCGCAGCCAACGCACTGGCAGCCGCTTCCGGCTGGAGTGGCCTGAAAAAACTCCTTGCTCGCCGTTGGTGTATCCGTACACTGACTCTCGTCGCGTAGCGAAGGCCACGGCTACTTCTCTTGAAAAGAACCCGTGCCGTGTCCGTTTGTTCTCGCGACTCTTTTCGTACTGCTGGCGTAGTGCAGAGGCCGGATACTTCACACTAAGGCGTTTGATTCCCCGGTCTCGCTGTTCTCGCCAGCATCCTTTTTTCTTCAGTCAGGAGCCACGGTCGTGCGAATCAACACTGCCCAAGTCTCGCCCGCCGTGGTCACCCACGAGGGTGGCCCTGCTGTTCGCATCACCCCCAGCCAGGAACTGCGACGCAGCGTCCTGACATGCTTGCTCTGGGAGTCGACGCACTACGAAGACGGCGTCGACGTCGCGGATCGAATCCTCGCCCTGTGCGAAAAGGTCGAGCCGTCCGAGATCGCTGCCCTCGCCGTCGAGGCTCGATCGAAGTTCCATCTTCGTCACGTGCCGCTGCTTCTGCTCAAGGCTCTTATCAAGCACGGCACGGGCAAACTTGTCTCGCAGGCGATCGCCGACACGATTCAGCGTGCCGACGAACTCGCGGAACTTGTCGCGATCTACTGGGCCGACGGAAAGAAGCCGCTCTCGAACCCGATGAAGAAGGGCTTGGCCCAGGCATTCAAGAAGTTCAATGCGCACCAACTCGCCAAATACAACAAGCCTGACGCCGTGAAACTTCGCGACGTCCTGTTCCTGTGTCACGCCAAGCCCGACACACCCGAGCAAGCGGCAACGTGGCGGGCTCTCGTCGAGGGTACGCTCGCGTCTCCCGATACGTGGGAGGTCGCTCTCTCTGCGGGAGCCGACAAGAAGGCCACGTTCGAGAGACTGATTCGCGAGCAACGGATCGGCTATCTCGCCTTGCTTCGCAATCTGCGAAACATGATCGAGGCTGGCGTCGAGACGTCGCTGATCAAGAACGCGATCCTGGGCAGGCTCGGCGCGGATCGCGTGCTGCCGTTTCGTTACGTTGCTGCCGCCAAAGCCGCGCCGTCTCTTGAGCCGACGCTCAACATCGCGATGCTCGCGTCGATTCACGAGTTGCCGACTCTCGCTGGCAAGACAATCGTGCTGGTCGACGTCTCTGGCTCGATGCACACGCCACTCTCTGGTCGATCAGACTTGACAAGAATCGACGCTGCTGCGTCTCTCGCTGCGATCGTGAACTGCGATGACCTTCGTGCCTTCACGTTCTCAGACGAAGTAGTGGAAGTGCCGCCTCGTCGAGGACTGTCTGGCGTTGAAGCGATCGAGACATCGCAACACCACGGCGGCACTCGTCTCGGCGAAGCGATTCGATACGTCGAGCGATTCGATCACGATCGCCTGATCGTGATCACCGACGAGCAGTCGCACGATCGTGTCGTGCGTCCGAAGGCCGAGCGTGCATATATGGTCAACGTCGCGCCGTACAAGAACGGCGTCGGCTACCGGGACGGATGGGTCCACGTGGACGGATTTTCCGAAAACGTGATCCGGTACATCGTCGAGTCCGAGGCCCAAAACCCCTGTTTTTCGGCCTAAAACAGGGGTTTTTTGAGTTGTGTCATAAACGGGAAAATCCGTTTGACACTACCCCTGGCGTCCCCTATACTCCTGGCATGACGAGTGGACGTCACCCGTCGTAAAGCCCAGTCGATTTTCAAGGAGAAGCCCAGTGAACAACGTCACCAACAATTCGTGGCAGTCGTACAAGGTCGGAGCCGTGATCACCGTCGCCGACGGTCGCGAGTTCACGATCGAGTCGGTCGAGACCCGCGAGACCGAGAAGGGTCGCCAGACCCGCCTCTTCCACCTCGTCGGCCCCAACGGCGAGCGGGTCGTCAAGACTTCTCGCGGCCTGAGCCTGTGGGCTTCCGGTGCCGAGAAGTCTGGGCACGGTAACGATTCGGCGACCCACGTCAACAGCGACTCGGAGATCGCCGACGCCGTTCGCGACCACTACACCGGCGGCGGACGGGACTTGGCGACCATCATCGCCGAGGCGATCCGCGACACGGGCATCGTCCAGGGCGGCTCGGCCGACGCCGGGGTCGACCGCGACGAGGTCGCCAAGATCGTCGACGAGCGGATCGCGGCCCTGGTGCCGCAGCGGATCGAGGTCGTGACCGTCGAGGGCGTGACCCACGACGTCGGCGTCCAGCATGTCCAGTTTGAGGCCCTGCTCGCCGCCGTCGCGGCTCGCCGGAACCTCTGGCTGGTCGGCCCCGCCGGTTCGGGCAAGACCTCGTCGGCCCATGCCGTCGCGGACTCGCTCGGCCTGCCGTTCTACGCCAAGAGCGTGGGGCCGCAGACGTCGGAGTCGAGCCTACTCGGCTACCACGATGCCAACGGCAAGGTCGTCCGGACGCAACTCCGAGACGCCTACGAACACGGCGGCGTGTTCTTGCTCGACGAGGTCGACGCGGCCAATCCGGCCGTGCTGGTGGTGATCAATCAACTGCTCGCGAACGGGCACGCTTCGTTCCCCGACGCAGTGGTCGCCAAGCACGCCGATTTCGTGCTGATCGCGGGAGCGAATACGATCGGCCAGGGTGCTGATCGGCAGTACGTGGGGCGGCAGCAGATCGACGCAGCCACGCTCGATCGGTTCGTCCTGCTCGACTGGCCGTACGATCCCCGGATCGAGGCGGCGGCGTGCGGCCTGTCGGTCGAGTTGTTCGCGGAGGCTCCGGCCCCCAAGGGCATCAAACTCCACCCGGTCAAGACCGACGGCGAGAAGGCCGTCGCCGAGGATCGTGCGGCGGAGTACGTGCGGAAGGTCGTCGCCATCCGCAACGCCGTCGCCAAGTTGGGCAAGGGAGTCCGTGTGATCGTCTCGCCCCGTGCGAACATCAACGGCGTCGCTCTCCTGCGGGCAGGCTGGCCGGTCGATGCCGTCCTCGACGCCTGCGTCTGGAAGGGACTCGATAAGGACACCCGGAGCAAGGTCGAGGCGAACCTCTAGTCTCACCGCGTTGTATGGACACGCTCCCCGGCTGGCTATGGGCTTGCCAGCCGGGGAGCGGGGAAACGGAACAGGCCCAGGAGCAAGACACCACCATGACCAAGATCGTCACCAAGAACTACGAGACCGTCGGCGAGTATCTCGCGGACCTTGCCCGTCCCGAAAAGGGCGTGAGCCAGAACAGCCAGGACACCGGCCGCCGGGACTTCTTCTGGACCGACACATACGCCGACGCTGGGAAGTTGTTCACCAGCGGCTGGGCCGACGGCGTCGCTCGCGTGAACAAGCACCGCGAGGGGCTCGCGGCGTTTCTGGACGCAGCCAAGACTTGCAAGTCTAAGACGTTCGGCTGGGACGTCGTCGGCGACTTCATCGACGTCGGTCGAGTCTTGTCGGGCGAGCCCGAGTGCTGCGGCCAGGAGTTCGACAACGGCGACACGGTCGCCAGGAAGGTTGTGTCGATCCGGCTGAACCAGTGCGTCAGCGGCGCCGTGAGCGCCGACGCGATCGCTGCCCGTGGCGTCGCCGTGCTGGTCGCGGTCGATCTTCTGGAGTCGTGCGGCATCCGCTGCGAAGTGATCTGCTCGACCGCGACCAAGGGCCACGGCCTGCACCTCACGGCGAACGTCACCGCCAAGCGAGCCAATGAGATCGTCGACCCCGACCGTCTCGCGTTCACCGTGGCGCACCCGTCGTTCTTCCGCCGGTTCGGCTTCCGCTGGATGGAACTGTACGGCCACTCGCCGTCGAACTGCCACCCTGCGGCGGTGGACGATTACGGCACTCGCGAAGGCACGGTCGAGATCGATGAGATTCTCTCTGCGGTCAACCTCTCGGCCGAGAGCCTCAAGTCCAACGTGATCAAGATCGCCGAGAAGTGCGGACTGTCGTTCGATGACGAGCAGATCGCGGAACTGGTCAAGTCCTGAAACACAGAAAGACACTCACATGCACACAGTCGTGACTTACGAAACCGTCGGCGAGTTCATCGCCGCTGCCGACACCAACGGCGAAAAAGTCTCCCACACTGGGCTCGACGAGTCCTTCCACGGAACGGCTACTTTTCCGGAGGCTGTCTCGCTCGCCGTGAAGGGCTGGCCCGAGGGCGCCGAGAGTCTCGCGAAACTCCGCGCCGAGTTGGAGTCTGTCGTCGACAAGGCGATCGCAGCCAAGTCGTGCAAACTGGAGTGGGACGTCACGGGAGACTTTCTCGACGTCGGCCGAGTCTTGTCGGGAGAGCCCGAGTGCTGCGGCTCGTTTCGCGAAGGCCAAGACTCGCAGCCCTCGACTCGCGTGATCAAGTTGGTCGCGAACGTGTCAGCGATTGGTGGCGTCAAGCAGAAGAGCATCTTCTCCGCAGGCGCCGCTGTGTTCGCTGCCGTGGACGTTCTGGAGACTCTCGGCCACCGAGTCGAACTCTGGCTCGGCAGCGGATCGCATCGTCGCCAGGACGGCGAGAAACTCACCGTGCTGGTCAAGGTCAAAGACGCCGCCCAGCCGTTCGAGCCCGATCGCGTCGCGTTCTTTCTGGCGCACAACGCCAGCCTGCGCAGGCTGTTCTTCTCGGTGGAGGAAGACCTGGGCTTCTCGCCCAACGGCACGGGAACGTGCCCCCTGCTCGTCGAGGAGGGCGCGATCGCGACGCCCGAGGTCAGGCAGGAGGACGCGACGGCAGCAGCCAGGGCCGCACGAGTCTTGCAAGTCTGCGAGTCTTGCGGCGTGTCGTTCACGAAAGAAGAACGGGAAGCGATTGTGTCATAGGCCTGGACCGGCCGCTTGACACCACTCCGGACGTCTGCAATACTTGGGCATCGCCCGATCGACAGGAGAAACAAGACATGGCTCGCCACGCATTTCACGATTACGAATCCTTCCTCGAAGACGTCCGCAAGGTGCCGCAGGGCAAGGGCACGAGCAGCCGCACGGTCGGACGTGTGGGCTTCTCTGGGACCAGCACGTTCGGCGAGGCTGTGTATCTGGCTCAGACCGGCTGGGCCGAGGGGGCCGCTCGCGTCGCCGAGATTCGGGCGAGCCTCGATCGGTGCGTCGAGGCATCGAAGACCGCAGCATGCCAGCAGTTTGCCTGGGACGTCACCGGAGACTTCGTTGACGTCGGCCGAGTCTTGTCGGGCGAGCCCGAGGCTTGCGGATCGTACAGCGAGTACGAAGTCGGCAGGTTCGGATCGCAGCGTGTCGTGCGGCTGTTCGTGAATCTCGCCGTGAGTGCAGGCGTGAAGGCCGAGGCGATCTTCGCTCGTGGTGCCGTTGTCCTCGCGGCGGTCGACGTTCTGGAGAGCCTGGGGCTGCGGGTGGAACTGTGGGCCTGCAAGGGAACGTCGCGGCAGTCGGGGGCGGCTGTGCAGCATCAGGTCGAGGTGCTGGTCAAGGCTGCGAACCAGCCGGTCGACGTTGACCGTCTGGCGTTCGTTTTCTGCCACAACGCCAGCCTGCGTCGGCTGTTCTGGTCGCATCAAGAGCGGTTTGGGTTCCTTCCGGGCAACTGCTTCCCGGCTGCCCTGGCAGTCGACGAGGGCTGCGTCGCGACGAGCGAAGCACGACGCTGCGGCTCGCACACTCCGGAAGAACTTGCAGCCGAGGTCGCCAAACTCTGTGAGCAGTGTGGAGTCGTGATCCCTTGTACGGACACGGTGACCCCATGAGAAACAAGAGACTCCAAGACGAGCAGCGAGCAGCGATCGAGTACTTCCAGAAGAAGGAGACCAAACCAGTGAGCAGACATTCAGACGCACTCGCGATCCAGCAAGGGGCATGCAACCCCGTGGCGGTCACGAAGAGACTTCACGATCATGTCCAGGCTTTGTTTCGCGACGGCGTAGGTCATACGTCGATCCGCAGCGACGCAGCCCTGCGTCTGATCGTCCATCAACTCGCCCACCTGTTCAGCACGTCGAGCCTCGACGGGCCGGGAGGCGAGTACGAGACGTGCATCGAAGAGTGCCGCCGTAGGGCGGCGGAAGGGGTGGCAAAATGAAGAACATCGAACTGGGTCAGGTTGTCGCCACGGCTGGCATTGACTCGTGGGCCAAGGACAACCCCGAGACGAGGATCGTCGGAATCGCACGGAGCCTCCAGCGGCATGCCGCTGGGGACTGGGGAGACGTCTGCGACGAGGACAAGAAACTCAACGACGATGCCGCTGCCAGCGGCGAGGCTCGCCTCTTGTCGGCGTACACAGTCGACGGCGAGAAGGTGTGGGTCATCACCGAGTGGGATCGCAGCGTCACGACGGTCCTGTTTCCGAGCGAGTATTGAGCCATGAAGCAGTCCCTGGACAAACTCCTGTACTCTCTCCTGCTCGTGCGAGCAGGGCAGGAACTCGGAACGGACTCAAGACTTGCAAGACTCGTGCGAGACTTGATCGACACGCTGGTCAGCACGCTGGGAGGGTAAGACAGTGACCATCAACGTAAATCGGCTCTATCACGGCACGACGAGCAGGCACCTGACTCGCATCATGTCCTACGGCATCAAGCCGCGAGGCACGCGACGAAAAGGGAACTGGGAGGCGTACCCGAGCCGTCCGGACTTCGCGTACCTGACAACGGCGTACGCGCCGTACTTCGCTTGGAACGCAGCCGACACAAAGAACGGCGAGAAGGCCCTGATCGTCGAGGTCGACGCGAGCCTACTCGACGAGACCAAACTGTTCCCCGACGAGGACTTCGTCGCCCAGGCGATCTCGCAGACCGAGAAGCGGCCCCTGAGCGAAGTTCACCCGAAGGTCCGCGACACGATCCTGTACTACGGAGACTTGGCTCAAGCGAGCATCGACCATCTCGGCAACGTCGCCCATCGTGGCACCGTGCAGCCCGAGGCGATCACTCGTCATGCGACCATAGACTTGGCGAAGCAGCGAGACTTGGCCTGGGCCTGCATGGACCCGTCTATCTCGTGCATTAACTACAAAATCTGCGGCAGCAAGTATCGCTCGATCATCGCGTGGATTTTCGGAGACCGGCCAGACTTCGAGGTCGGCCACGGAGTTCCCAACGAGCAGTACTTGCCGATGATCGAGAGGCTGCAACCTGGGTATACGGAGCAAGTCAGTCGCGTGTTTGCGAATCGGGATGGGATAGAAGTCGGTTGACCAATACTCACGACATGCGTAGGTTACTTATATGGACACGGAACCCGCAGCGTTCGACAACACGAAGCACGAGATCGGCACCAGCCGCGTGACGTTGGTCTTCAATCGGACTTTCGGCCAGTCGGCCTATCCCGAGAGGAAGATGATCACGCCCGAGGACTCGCTCTCGCACTTTCGTGCCCTCGACACGATTGATCCGTTCGTGGCTCGCCTGTTCGGTGTCGTGTTTCACGACTTCGACAGGCCGGTCACGAAGGAGAACCTCGACGAGTGCGAAGTCGGGTGCCAGCATGTCGCTGGCCTGCTCGACCTCTCGCTGCGTCTGATTCTCAAGGGAGAGAAGTTCGGCTGGAAGTTTCCCGAGATGTGCCTGCATCCACGGCACCAAGGGAATCTGGCCGACGTCGTCCTGATCCTGTCTGACCATTCGCGTTTGCTGCAACTTGCAAAGGAGATCAAATCGTGAACGATCGCATCGTCGCTGAGTTTGAGTCGCACGGTCTGAAGTGCGTGATCGCCTGGGGCGGGCCGCTGCTCAAAAATTACAACGGCTACGTGCAGGCACCGGAGGGCGTCAAGTTCGTTGACCACGAACTGGACGTCCACGGTGGCGTGACGTGGTCCGACTGGAGGCTTCCGTGGGAGGAGCAGGACGGCGACCGCTGGTGGCTGGGCTTCGACACGGCTCACGCCGGTGACGCCGTTCCGGGGCTTGAAAGGCTTGGCATCGGTCAGTCTGGAGTTTTCCGAGACGAGGACTACGTCCGCAACGAGTGCGTCTCGCTGGCATCGCAACTCGCAGTGAAAGGACAACCGTCGTGACCAAGAAGAAAAAGTCAGTCGCCGACTCGATCAACGAGAGCCTACGGTACGTGCGGGAGTTCGCCCCAGGGCTTGTGGTGGCCCGCGCGAGTCTCCTGCCGTTCAACGACACGATCATGGAGGAGCGTGCTGGACCGCAACCCGACTCCGGAGACTACGACCCGGACGAGGAGCCGTACTTCGCGATCGTTGTCCAAGACCCTGTCTACGAGCGATGCACGATCGAGGCCCACGTGACTGCCAAGTCTGTGGTGATCCGGACCATGGTCGAGCAGCCCGACGACGGACGAATCGAGATCGAGGACATCTACACGACGACCCTGGCTGGACTGTGGGAGTTCCTGCGGCAACTGCCGCGACCGCCGTCGAGTTTCTTCGGCGGCACGCACGAGCCCATCACGGAGTGACTGACATGAAGACCTTCACAGAGAAAGAGGCCGTGAGCCTGCGGTGCATCGTTGACGTCTTGGAGAAGCACGGCGCTGTCCCACAGACTTTCAAGTCTCAAGTCAAAGACGCGAGAGCAAGGCTCGACCTAGACGACCCGCAACTCACTGCATCGCACGCGGCAGCGCTCTGCGCTGCGACGCACAAGTACCTCAAGTCCGTCCCCATCGAGACTCTGCCGCCCGAAGTGCAAGTCGTGTTCGCGTCGGCGTACGAGAAACTCATTGGCATACAAAAAGACGAGCCGGTCTTCGTCAACGTAGGCGACGGCTGGGGCATCTGCGTGAACGGCTCGATCGCGAGAGAGTCTTTCGAGACCGAGGAGCGAGCCCGATTCTACTGGAGCATTCGGCCATGGCCCTTGAACTGAGCGAGTACTTCCGCGCTGTGTGCGAAGCGTTCGGCTACTGCCCGACCACAGGCCGCGTCGTGTTCTCCACCAAGGGGGACGACAAGGCTTACTGCGGCTGCGGCCAGCATCATCTCGTCAGGCTTCTCAAGCCAGCGACGGCAGAAGACATGGCGAAGCAGTTCGAGAAGGAGAGAGCAACGTGAGCGACGAAAGGTTCTACAAGACCATTGTGCTGCGCGGGGCGTGGGAGAAGGCTGGCCTGCGAGAGAGTCTCCCTCCGCCAGACGTCATCGACTCGCAAGTCTGCTACATGCGAGACATCGCATTCGCCAGGAAAGTCCTGGCTCTGCTGAAAGAACACGCGGGCGATCTGGAGGTCGACCGCTCAATTGGGACGATCGAGAGGTCTCTTTCATTACGAGGAGAACAGCACCATGGCTGAAAAAGTACTGGCAACGCCACCGGGCAATCGGACGCTCGTAATGACTCGCGAAGCGGCGAAGGTCCTCGGCTGCTCGATGAGCAACATGAGGTGGCTTGCGAATACGGGACGGCTGACTACGTGGCGACTCGGACCACGGTCGACGGCGTTCGATCTGGAGGAGGTCAAGGCCTACAAAAAGGCCCAGGCAGTAGCGAGAGCCCAGGCGGCGAAGGAGGGCCGTCGAGGCATGGGGCAACTGCCGCAGGGGTTCAAGCCCGACAAGGCCGGGAAAAGCCGGTCCTAAAACCCCTGTTTTTGGCCGAAAAACAGGGGTTTTTGAGTTGTGTCATAAACCGAAGATTTCGCTTGACACCACTCCTGGCATCCCCTATACTTGTCGCAGACGAGTGAATGACACCTGAGACCAAAGGAGCGAGACATGACCAAGATCAAGTGGACGGAAGTCAGCGATCGCCGCCTGGACGCGACCACGCCTCGCGGTGACGTCTACTCGATCGTCAAGATCGGAGACCGCAGGTTTTCAGTCGGCTGCCGCACCGCAGACTGGCACGTAGAGGTTGTCGGAATCTACGCCACGCTGGAGGGCGCCAAGCGGGCCGCCTGGAGAAGCCGGAGCCGGTAGTTCGTGGTTTTTTGAGTTGTGTCATAAACCGAAGATTTCGCTTGACACCACTCCTGGCATCCCCGATACTTGTCGTAGACGAATGAATGACACCTGAGACCAAAGGAGCGAGACATGATTCTTGGACACGGCAAGCCGCTGATCGGCGAGTTCAGTCCGGCGGTCACGGCCCGGAAGATCAAGAAGGGCTCGAAGACGTTCGTCGAGGTTCGCGGCCTGGGAGCCAGCCGCGACGGCGTCGTGCTGCTGGGAGGCAAGCGAGCGGAGCGGGCCAAGGCCGTCGTGGTCTGCGAGCGTGCGGCCTACGCCGCCGATGACCCGATACGGGCCAAGGCGATCGGCTGGGGAGGCGAGAGGCCCGACTACGGCTATCACGCTCTCCATGCCGTCGGGCTCCGCGCCGACGCCGAGGCGGCTCGCCGCGAAGCCTACCGTCTCCTGCACCCCAACACCGGCCTGAGCCGCCGCGACCGCTGGGGGCACAGGTGCGACAACTCGGACGCCAGACCGGCGGCGTACGCTGCCGCGATCGAGATCGTCGACGAGACTTGAAGAGACTTGTTCGGACGCCATCACCCTCAAGACCCAAGGAGACATCCCGTGAAGACCAACACGATCAAGTGGACTCGGCACGAAGTCAGCAAGGGCCACCGAAAGGTCGGCGAGACGGTCTACTCGTCTTGCGGCCCGTTTGAATGGGCTGGCGACGGCGCCTTCGTGATCGAGTTCGTGAACACAATCGGCAAGCCCTACGGGCTCACGTTCATCAGCAGCGACGGCGTCCGCCAGTTCTCTGGCTCGTTCCAGACCGTGTCGGGCGCGAAGCAGGCAGCCAAGAAGTTCGGAACGTGGCGGAACTGAGACTTGCAAGACTTGTTCGGACACCATCAAGACCAAAGGACACCAAACCCATGAGCATCACCATCGGGCCCCGCGAAGCCGTCGTGAGCCGGTTCTTCACTCTGACAGAGGACGTTCCCAATCCGCACCACGACAAGCGGTGCAAGTACGGGCTGCGTGGCATCAAAAAGTTCGCGGCTGGCGTCGTGATTCACGCCGTCGACTACGAGCAGAAGTGCGTGATCGACGGAGTCGAAGAGGTGCGGAAAACCACGGAGTACCGCAGCGGATGCAGTGCTGTATTCGTCCCGGCAGACTTGAATAAAGTCTTCGCAAGACTCGACCCTCGCGATAGTTGCGGACCCCAGACCCTCGCCGAAGCCGCCGAGGAGTGCGGAGTCTCGGTCGGCTGTATCTGTGAGTACGCGGTCAAGCATCTGCTCGCCAAGGGCAAGTTGACCGTGCAGGACGTCGTCGACGCATACGATGCGTCGTAGGCATTCCCCGCTTGTGTCATAGCCAAAAGATTTCCCTTGACTTTACTTCTGGCATCCCCGATACTTGTCGTAGAAGAGTGAACGACTGGAAACGAAAGGGACGACGATGACAACTTGGATCAAGATCGGAGAGTGGGTGCAGCGGTGGGGCGTCGCCCCTTCGTACCGGCACGCCTCCGGTCGCGTCTCTGTGTGCGGCGATTACGGAACAACCGGCGACAACCTCCGTGGATGGAGCAAGGGGCGGTTCTACCGCGTCATCGCAAACGAGGCTGGAGTCGCAAAGCAAATCGACACCGCGAGCAGCCTCGCCGCCGCGAAGGCCATTGCAGAGAAGTTCCTGGCACGCTGACTGTTCGGACACGATCCCACACCTCACCGGAGACACGACGATGCGACACAGAAAGACCCGCAGGCCAAGCAACGCTCAGTTGTCGGCGATCGGCAAGATCGACGCGGAGTGCAGGCGGCTCGGCACCAACTGCTGCAAGCGGCCGGAAGGGATCGCCTCCAGAACGTGGTACAAGTGCTACGAACTCGGGTACGTCGAGACGGTCGGAAGGGACGGCGACACGTCGCTGGTTCGAGTTGGTTCGCACGGGCTCGGCTGGGTCGGGCAAGCCGCTCGGGCAATCTCGCAGTGCCGCTGAGACTTGCAAGACTTGTTCGGACACCATCACCCTCAAGGAGACATGCCAGTGAAGACCAAGCGACCCAAGATCGAGATCGGCACGACGTTCCCGCACTTCTGGCGAGATCGCTACGTGAATGCCGAAGTTGTGTCTCGCCGCAAGGACGGCGGACGCTGGCTCTGGAAGATTCGGCTCACGGAGAGTCAGCAGCCGATTCGTCGAGTTGAGTCAGAGACGATCGTCGAGTTCGAGGAGACTACCAAGTCTCTCGCCGACGAACTGGCGTTCATCGACAGCCTGCCGTGCTATACCCCGTCGGGCAAATTAGAGAAGACTGCCGTCGTGCGGTGGATCGACTTCGGCACTGGCGACACTCTCGGCGGACTGTGGTGCGAGATTCGCGAGCCGTACAAGTGCGGAGGCTCCCGAAACACGCACTGGGCTCGCAGCGAGTACGGCACCGTCGATAGACTGCTCGCGAGCGGAGAGGCTCGCGAGTCGCACGCCGATCGCGTGATCTTGGCACGGTGCCGGGCGTTCTACGCAGATGGCATTCGGTGGAACCGGATCGCCATCTCCAGCGACGGAACCGTGCGAGTGTGGGACGCGGTTTCTAAGCAGTACACGACATGCCACGCACTCTCGGCGTCGACGCAGTCTCGACTGCGTCGACAAGCCCGCGACATCGAGCATCTGACGTCACAGACTTGACCTAGACTTGAAAGAAAGGAGACCACCCGTGAGCGACTATTACTGGCTTGACGGCTCTGCGTATTGCCCCGACTGCGTCGAGTGCGACACGCCTGCGATTGACGCAAGCGATCCGCATGTTCAGCGTGGGATGGCCGTTCGGTGTTCGTGCTGCGGCAGCGAGGGAGAGCGGCAGTATCGAGTTGCCCTGGCAGACAGCAACGGCGAGTGGGACGTGCTGGAGTTTTTCGCAGCCGACGACGACGATGCGGCGAACGCATACGCCGAGAAGCACTACCAGGGCCAAGAGTGGTACGTCATCGACCGCAACGGGCGGAACATCAACGGTGGAGACCAAGAATGAGCAACGTGACATTCACCATCCGCGAGGCTCGCGGCCACGACGGAGTCGTGGCCTACGAAATCTGGAGGAGGAGTGCCACTGAAGGCACGGAACGTCTGCATGCTGAAACGCTCACGCTCGCCGCAGCCCGCGAACGGGTGCAGCACTACTCCAAGCGGGAGAGCGGACGTAGCGGCACCGAGCCCTTGACAGATTTTGTACGGACACGCTATCACTCGCACCCAACCACAGCAGGAGAGAAGCCCATGAACGGATTTCAGGCAGGCGACGAGGTCATCGTCGCTGGAGTGTATTTCGACTTTTCCGGCTCGCAGCCGTACCTGAGCAGGGCAACGGTCCTACTCCCAGAAGAGAACGTCGTTCGGTTCTCGTACGGTCCAACTCGCGAACTGTGTTCGGCTGAGTCGGCGCACCGGACGCAAGAAGAAGCAGTGGCGGCGATCGAGAGTCGGATTCGTCTGCACGCAGAGAAACTCGTGCAGCAAGTCAGAGACATCAAGACTCGCACGATCGCGACCCTGTGAAGAAAGCAAGAGACATGAACACGCCAGAAACCATCACGCTCTCGCTCACGCCAGAGCATGCAGAAATCATCGGCACGGCTCTTGGGCAGTACGTACTCAAGACTCGCAAACTTGCGGCCAACGCAAAGGCGAGCGTCGAGCGATGCGACGAGTGCGGCAAGTACAGCGGCTTCGCGTACACACGGCAGAAGATGCACGAACGAAACGAGAGACTTGCCAGCGAGGCTTGGAAGATTCTGTCATACGCCAAATATCCCATTGACGGAACTGCTGGCGACTGCAATAGTTCGCACGATTGAGTTGTCTGGATACGCACGCAAGGAGAAGCAGATGCAGACGTTTTTACCTTTACCATCGTTCCGCGAATCGGCTCGCGTCCTCGACAATCGTCGCCTGGGGAAGCAGCGAGTCGAAGCCAAGCAGATTCTGATCGCTCTCGGTGTTCCCGTCGGGCAGCACGAGGGCAATCCGGCCAGCCGCTGGAAGAACCACCCCGCCGTCAAGGCGTGGTACGGCTTCGAGCGAGCCCTGGCTCACTACGCGATCGCTGTGTGCGACGAGTGGTGCGCCCGTGGTTTTACGGACACGCTAACGCAGCAGTTCATCGACGCCAGCGAGTGGATTCGGCTCACGTATAGCGACATCGCACCGAGCAGCGTCTCTGGTCTTCCTGACTGGCTGGGCAGGCCCGACTTCCACGCCAGCCATCGCAGCAACCTTCTCCGGAAACTGCCGGAGCATTACTCGCGGTTCGGATGGTCCGAGCCGTCTGATCTTCCGTACGTGTGGCCTGCTTGAATCCCAAGAAAGGAATCTATGGATTACTACGCCTACAACATCGACGGAGATCAGTTGCTTCGCCTTCTGATGACGTCAGCGGTGCATCGACTCAAGGCGAGGGGCTACCAAGGAGAGAGTGCAGCCCGCTTCGTGGATTCTGTCCATGCCCTGTTCGAGTCAACCAAGAAGGAAATCCAATCCGAGTGCATTAAAACGCTGACAATCGCAAGAGCAAACGGCGGAACACCGCAAGACTTTGCCGCTCTGTCGCTCGCGATTTTCGCAACAGCGGGCGTTGATATCGCAGACAGAGCGATTCGCGAAAGAGTTTCATCTAACTAAGAAAAGGAGGCATGACCATGACCAAGATCACCATCGAAATCGAAGACAGCCTGCAAGAACGAGTCGACGCGGCGATCAGCGAAGTTCAAGACTTGCTCAAGTCTTACGTTCGTCGCAACTCGCCCGACGATCTGCCGTGCTTGCACAACGACCTCGACTATTCAGGGGACGTCCACGCGATCATCGACTCGGCCGTGCCAATACACACGGCTGAGATCGACGCCACGTGGTATCTGCATGGACGAGACTTGGAGGAGGCGTACGAGAACGTCGGCATCGGGACGAATCCTCGCGAGAACCATGGCATGACGGCCATTTACTGCTACATCGAGCAGAAGGTGGCCGAGTGGTACGCCGACAAGGCGGAGCAAGTGTTCGAGGAGGCTCTTCAAGCACAAGGAGAAGACGAATGAAGAACTCGATTCGCGTGATTCACCCGTACTGGGACAACGGCTCGCTCGTGTTCGACGACCCCGCCGTGGGGCTCGTCAAGGAACCGTTCGTCGCCGGTGCTGATTCGGTGCTGGGCACTCTGGCGTCGCAGATTCCAGGCTGCTCGGAGAAGTTCACGCTGGTGTTCTCGGACGAGAAGTTCCCAGGACATCAGACGTCGTTCCGGCTCGTCGGGCCGGAGTACGGCGGCAACTGGTATGCGTGCGATGACCTGGGTGGAGTCCATGGATGGCTCTGCCCGGCGCTCTTCAAGTACTTCGCGAAAGCGCCGGAATATCTCTACATCCAGATCAAGGAGCAGGCCGCATGAATGTTGTCGTCTCCGAAACGTATCGCGTCAGCGAGCGAGTGGAACTGGCTCGCGGCGATACGTTTCGGGCGTCGGGCGGGCCGTACTGGAAAGGCCCAAACGGCGAGAAAGTCGCGATGAAGGCTAAGGGCCCGTACACGTTTCACTCGCATACGAAGCGGGGGGCGTGCGAATGGATCAACGCTCTGGATCGAGACGGTCAGTACGCAGTTCTCCATATCGCGGGGCGACGGAAGAGCCTCGCAGGGTTGGTTCCGAGGCCCTACAAGATTCTCGGAAAGAAACGGAAGAAGAAAGGACGCTCAGAATGCTCAACCAGAACACTCAGATCATCGTCGACGAGTTCCGCAAGCAAGAAGAGTTCACCAAGCAAGCGGAGAAGTTCCTCGAACGGGCCAAAGAAGAGGGCATGACAGCGAAGGACCGCGAGGAGTTCCTCGCCAAGTCTATCGAGGCGTCGTGCTTGCTCTCGATGATGAAGGTCAGGGCTCCAAACTTCGCTCACGAAATAATCGTGAAGGCTTTCGACGGCATCGACTGGCGAGCCGCTGCTCGGCATCTGTACCTCGTAGAACCGGAGGCGAACTAGCATGGAAAAGGGCAAGTTCTCCTGGCCGTTCGCCAAGAATCGGCAAATGTGGATCGAGACGGCAGACCGCTGCATCGCGGCTGCCGCCGACGAGATCGAGGGTCTCGGCGAGCCCCTCACGCCACAGCACTGCCGTCAGTATCGACGAGCGGCTCTGAAGTACGAGCGGTCTGCCAAACACTACCGCAGGGCCGGTCTCGGCGTGATGGCTGTAGCCTCGTGGCAAGACGCGGCTGAGTGCTACGCCGCGATTGGGGCCGACAAGGACTTCATTCGATGCGAGCATGAGGAACTGAGCATCGAAACCTACTGGGAGGAAGAAGACGATGCCCCCTGAAGCATGGCCGCATCAGGTCGACGAGGCTGACTGGATCGCAAGACGGAGCGCGGCGTTTCTCAACGGCGATATGGGCACCGGCAAGACCGGCGCGTGCCTAATGGCACTGCGTGCATGCCAGCGAGTGCTGGTGTGCTGCCCGATCGCCGTCGGGCCAGCCTGGATTAAGCAAGTCGGCCTGTGGGACTCGAATCGCGAGACGTGCCTCGTTGTTAGCGGCTCGTCGAAGTCGCGGGCTGCGGCCGTCGCAAAGACGGCGAGCCGCGACAATCGGTTCGTCGTGATCGCCAACTACGACGGAGTCTGGCGTGGCGAACTCGGCAAGCAGATCGAGAAAGTCCAGTGGGACGCCATCGTTCTAGACGAATCCCACCTCGTGAAGAGCCCGTCTGGGAAGCGGTCCCGGTGGCTGGCGAAACTTGCGGCCAAGCACAAGTCTGCCAAGCGAATCTGCATGTCCGGAACACCGTGCCCCAACTCGCCCCTGGACTGGTGGGCTCAGTTTCGATTCTTGGACCCCGAGGTTCTCGGCGGCTCGTACACGGCTTTTCGTTCGCGAATCGCGAACACGCACCCCAGGCACCCGGCCTGGGTGATTGACTTCAAGCCCGAGGCTATCCAGGCCCTGAGCAAGAGACTTGACCCGCATGTCTACAGAGTTACGGCCGATCAAGTCTTGACCTTGCCAGACTCGATTCACACGGACATCACCGTCACGCTGCCCCCTGATGCGAAAAAATACTACGAGTCTATCGAGGACGACATGGTCGCCACCCTCGAAACGGGCGAGACGGTCACGGCGGCAAACAAACTTGTCGTCGTCGGCAAACTCCAGCAGGCGACGTCGGGCTTCGCCATGACAAGCGAAGGACTGCTCGTGCCAGTCTCTGCAAAGAACCCCAAGCGAGACGCGCTGCGCGAGTGGCTGGAGTGCCTGCCCGCGAACGAGCCCGTCGTGATCTTCTGCAAGTTTATCTCGGACCTCGACACGTGCCGCGATGTTCTCCGCGAACTTGGCAGAACATCGTCGGAACTTTCGGGCCGAGAAAAATCGCTTGACCAATGGCAGCGTGGCGATACAACTGCACTGGTCGTGCAGCAGCAGGCTGGCGGCGTCGGCGTCGACATGACGAGGGCGTGCTATTGCCTGTACTACTCGCTCTCGCACTCGCTCGGAGACTTCGAGCAGTCGCTGGCGAGGATTCGACGGCCAGGACAAACGAGGCCATGCCGGTTTTATCACCTCGTCGCCGAAGGTACGGTTGACGAGTCGATCTACCGGGCATTGCAGGAGAAGAAGGACGTCGCCGAGGCGGTTTACTCTCGGCTCACAAGGAGGGTGCTTGCATGACTATTAGTACGGACACGCTTTCTATCGACACGAAAAACGGCCCGTTCATCGACATGGACATGCCGAACGAGGTCTACCACGGCGAGAAGAACCACATCAGTCGTTCGACGGCCCACAGGTACGCCGACGAGAACGAGGGTGGTCGAGCCCAGCAATACGCCGAGCAGGGCGGAACTCTCTTCGGCGGCAACGCAGCCACGGGATTCGGCACTCTCGTCGACGTCGCGTGCGGTGCGGAGATTCGCGGCGTGGACTGGCGGTCGCAGATCGCCGTTCCGCCGGAAGGAGTCCTGGCGTCAGACGGCTCCCGTCGCGGCAAGGCGTATCAAGAGTGGAAAGCCACCCTGCCCTACGGGTTCTGCGAATGCAACGCAGTGGACTTCGCGAAAGTCAGGGACATCATCGCCTCGATCCGCGAGCATGACGCGGCTCGGTCTCTCGTCGAGGCGGCGACGCACTCGCAGTACAGCGTGTTCTGGACCGACGAAGACGGTCACGCACGCAAGGCCCGCGCTGACGGAGTCACGAAGCGGGAGTGGTTCGACCTCAAGACTACGAGCAGCGAGTGGCGAGACTTGAAGTACTCGTTCCGTCGGTTTGGCTACGACTGGCAGGCAGTCTGGTACGCCGACGCTAGCCGCATGGCTGGCTTCGAGCCGTTCGACTTCAAGTTCATCGTCGTGCAGACGTTCGCGCCGTTCAACGTCAGGGTCGTGACTCTCCCAGGCGACGTCCTGGCACGCGCCGCTGACGAGATCAAGCGAACCCTGGACGCGGTTCGCACTCGACGAGAGACGGGCCTGTACGTGCCCGCTTCTTATCACTCCGTGCAAGAGTTGGTGTTTTAGTTTGTCTGGATACGATTCCCACAAGGAGGCTCAAACATGAGCAACGATTTGGCGGTTGTTGGTTCTTTCCGTGCCCTCGAAGAGGGCAACTCTGCGGCGGCTCTTCTCGAAGCCAACCTGGGCGGCGCGGCTCTTCGCAGCAGCGACCTGACCTGGGTGAAAATCCCAACCGGCGGCGCGACTCGATGGTCGTGGTCGAACAAGGCTGGTGCCGAGTTCAGCGAGAAGGCGATCGCGGGCTTGCTCGTGGTCGTGACCCGTCCGGAGCATATCCTGTGGCCGCACAAGGACTCGACCCCAGGAAGCAGGCCGCTGATGCTCTCGGCGGACGGAGTCACTGCCTACAAGGTGGGCAGCGACTACGGCGACCTCGATGCCAACCACATCGAGGCGGCGAAGCGTGACGACGGCACGTATGACTGCCGGAAGATTCGCTACTTCCAGTGGGAAGGTAGCGGTCCTGGCTCGAAGCCGCCTCGCGCGAAGTCGAGCCGCGTCCTTGGTGTTCTCCGCGAGGAGGACAACCAGCCGGTGTTCGTGCGAGTGCCGTCGACGAGCCTGCGTGCCGTCGACGATCTCCTGCGAGGCATCACGGCAGAGGGTTTGTTTCACTTCCGTTCGATCGTGGAACTGACTCTTGAGAAGCGGAAGGGCCAGCGGGCCGACTACGCGGTTCTCGTCACGAAGACCGTCGGGTCGGTCGACGAGCAGACCGGACTGCTCGCGAAGTCTCGGTTCACGGACACGATGACCAACATCGTGTGCCCGCCGATCGAAGATCGCGTGTCTCGGTCTCGGTCGAGCAGCGAGTCGACGGTCGACGCTGACTCCGTGCCGTTCTGATCTGCGGCAGCAGGGTTTTTCTCCTTTCCCCTGCAAGCCCCTCGCCGTGCTTCGTCTGCTGCGACACGGCGAGGGGCGCCGCTTTTTCGTCTCTTCATCTCACCCACTTCATTCACGGAGGATCGCATCGTGGACTACAACGCCGATCGTATGTTTCAGGAAGTCGCCGCCTTGGCTTCCAAGGGTTGGAAGATCGTCAGGCTCTGGGGAGTCAAGGACAACCTAGCCTGCACGTGCGGCAGGCACGACTGCCCGACGCCTGGGAAGCACCCGCACGGTGGTGCTGGGTGGCCGGAGCGAGCCACAGACGACGAGTCTCAAATCTGGACATGGCTCGAAGACGTCGAGGAACACACTCGATCGAACTTCGGAGTCCGTCTCGGGGCATCGTCGGGCGTGATCGACGTCGAGTTCGACTCTCCAGAGGCCGAGATCGTCCTCAAAGAGTACGGCCTGCACGCGATCGACACGCCGACCTACACGAGCGGGAGAGGCGAACACCGGATTTTCCAGTACTCGCCCGGACTTCCCGACGCTGGCGTGGTCAAAGTCGGCGGGCTCGAAGTCCGCATCGGTGGCGGAGACGCTGCCAGTCAGTCGGTGATCCCGCCGTCGTGGCATAAGTCTGGAGTCCAGTACAAGTGGCTTCCTGGCAAGTCTCCCGAGGACTGCGATCCGGCAATTCTGCCAGACGCATTCCTGGCCGCGATCCTCGACTCGTCGAAACGGCGAGGGTCGGGGGCCGTCGCGCAGGCTCGCGAGACCATCATTAACGGCGAGTCTGTCAAAGAGGGAGGTCGGCATGCTTTTCTCGTCGGCGCAGCGAGTTGGCTGTCGCAGCGAGTTGGCGACTACACGTCAGCCAACCTCAAGATGGTCGCCGAGATCATGGAGGGAGTGAACATTCGTTATTGCACTCCCCCCAAGTCTCAAAGCGAGGTCGTGAAGATCGCCAAAGACCAGTTTCTCCACTACCAGCAGAAGCAAGTCGAGCGAAAGGCCGCGAAGCCGTTCGAGCGGTACGGGCTCGCCTGGAACGCTGATGAGGGGTGCTGGGAGCCAGGATCGTGGCGGCTGACCATCGTCGAGAGCGATCCGGCAGAGTACAAACTCCATGTCCCGTCTCCGAAAGACCCAAAGCGGAGCGTGACGGTACTTCTCGACGCCGGGGAGATCACGAGGTCTCGCGACGTCGCCGAGGCGATTCTGTCAGCGACCAAGAGCGTCGACGTTCTCGATCCGAACCCTGCCCGCTGGACCAAAATCTGGGACGGCGAGAACTTCCGAAACGAGGAAGGCGGCTGGCGGTCGATTCGCGGCCTGAAGTGCAAACTCTTCGACGACGCGGATCACGAGATTCCATCGATCGAGGCCAACGAGAGCGTGAACTACGCCTCGATCCTGCACTCGTACCTCACGTTTGGCTTCTCGAAGACCGAGGGAAGCGAAAGCGAGAGCGAGCGTCTCCCCAACCACTCCGGCCTGCCGAAGTGGATTCAGGACAAAGACGGTACATGGGGGCTCTGGCTGAAATGGAATGAGACGGTGTACGCCGCGTGGCGAAAGAGGGGCCTCCCACAGCCCCGCAAGAAGGTCTGCACCATCCTGAAGGCCATGATCCTCGAAGCGGTCTCAGAACGCAATTTTGAGAGCCAGACGAAGCGTTTCGACGGAGGGTCGTCCCGTTGGTTCATTCTCCGCGACCGGCACATCACCGCGCTCGAACGTCTTTCCGGCTCTATATAGGAAAAAAAATAAGTACTTCAAATTAAAAAACACAAGTCTACAAGTCAGAAACGGGAGTAAGTCGTTATTTGATAAGGGTTTAGATTTCTACTTATAGAGAGACTTGAGAGAGATTTTTCAGGTCTCAGGTCTAAAACCAAGGAGGGGAAGGCAGATGGCATACGTAGAACGGGCGATTGGCGGGGCTGGCACAGGAAAGACAAGGCTGATTCTCGACAGGCTGTCTGCGGCCCGGCGAGAACTGGGCCTGGGCGTCCACGAGATCGGCTTCTGCACGTTTACACGGGCGGGAAGGGCCGAGATCGCTGGGCGGGCCGCTGGAGAGTGGGGCGTCGACGTCGACGCCCTGACTGGACACGGTTGGTTCAAGACGGCGCACGCGATCGCCTACAAGCAGGCAGGCGTCGAGGAGGGCCAGTTGATCCAGGGCAAGGACGGCGACAAGTTCGTCTCGGATTCCGTCGGCGGCGTGATCAGCACCCGCATCGACGGCCGAGGCGAGCGGCAGTACATCGCTGGCGAGGGAGGCGACCAGTCGATCCCGCAGGCCCTCAAAGCCTGGGAACTCGCCCGGAGCAAGATGACGAGCGTCGCAGCGATCCTGAGTCGATGGGAACTGTGCGGCGAGCAGACGCCGTCCATCTCCGAAGCCCGCCGCACGATCGAGAAGTACGAGAAAGCCAAGCGAGCCCAGGGAAGGCTGGACTTCACGGACGTGATCGCCAAGTTCGCCGGTGTCCGATACACCGTCGACGGGCCGTACAGGGTCGAGCCCGAGGGGGAAGTCCCAGAGGGTCTCCGAGTCTTGGCGATCGACGAGGCTCAAGACTCGTCGACTCTCGTCGACATGGTCTGCAAGAGACTCGCTGCCAGTCCGACCATCGAGCGAATCTGGATTTGTGGTGACCCGTACCAGTGCCAGCCAGCCGGTACTCCTGTCCTGACGTTGTCTGGGTACAAGAACATCGAAGACCTCGACCCAGCAGTGGACAGGCTCGTCACGTTTAACAGAAGGGAGAGTCGCTTTCCCGGCAGCGGCTCTGAGTTTGAGATTGCCAGCAGGGAAGTCGATTCATCAAGCCTCATTGAGATCACGCTTGCGGACGGGACGAAGCACGTCTGCACGGACAACCACAAGTGGGTGGCCCGCACCCGAGGCCGAAAGGGCACTTACGCCACGTACCTCATGGCGAAAGGCAGCCGGTGGAGGGTCGGGACTGTTCAGGTCTTTGCTGGCAAACCAAGCGAAAAGAACGGATCGTTCCGCCTCAAGATGCGGATGAACCAAGAGGCGGCCGGCGCGGCGTGGATTCTCAAGATTTTCGACACTGACCGCGACGCTCGTTGCTACGAGCAAATCGTCTCGTGCCGATACGGGATTCCGCAGGTCACGTTTCGTCCGCCGTGCGGAGTCAGGACAAACCTCGACGAGGGGTACATCGAGCAAGTTTTCAACTCGCTCGGAGACCTGACGAAAAACGGATTAGAGTGTCTTCGTGGGCACTGCCTGTCGCCCGAGCATCCAATGTGCCGAAAGGCCGACCGATGCAAGAATGGGCCAATGGCGAGCAGGCTCATTCACGCCGCGAACTTGATTCCCGGCATCCATCGCGTGCCCAAGATGGGCGAGAAAAAGAAGTGCGAGTGGGTCGATATCGTCTCGTGCAGGAGACTGCCCCCAGGCAAGGCAACGCGAGTTTGGAGCATGAACGTCCATCAGAACCACACGTACGTCACCCAAGGCGGCGTGGTGACTGGAAACTCGATCCACAGTTTCGCGGGTGGGGACTACACGCACTTCATGTCCTGGGAGGCACAAGAGTCGACGATGCAGCGGAGTTACCGTTGCCCGCGACGAGTGCTTGATCTCGGCGAGGCTTGCCTGCGTCAGATGACGAAGGGATATCGGGATCGCAAAATCCAGCACGCAGGCCACGACGGAACCGTGTCTCGCGTGGGGAGTGCCGAAGAGGCACTCTCTCGTCTGTCTGCCAACACTTCGGCTCTTATCCTGGGCCGATGCGCGTTCGCTCTCGAAGAGTACGAGTTGATCTTGAAGGCCAAAAATCTTCCGTACCTCTGGATCGACAAGACGTCCGGCTCGTCTACGTTGTCTGGATACGCAGCCCTGTGGGGCCTTCAGAACGGCCGCACGATCTCCGGCGACGACTGGGCAAACGCTGTCCAGGCGATCGCCGTGAAGAGCGGAGATTTCGGAGAACTGCTCGTTCGGGGAACAAAGACGGCATGGAAGTCTGGAAAGATGTCGCACGTTGACCTCATTCGCCCCGTGGCGGAGGACTACGAACTCATCGGCGTGACCCCAGCCCTGGCTGGTCTCATTGCCGAAGGTCGCTGGCATCTGGCGATCGAGGCCAAGGCAGCAGACCGTGCCCGGCTTTGGCTGGATACGGCAACTCGCTACGGCGAAGAGATCGCAACGAACCCGCCGATCCGTCTTTCGACGATCCACGGAGCCAAGGGCCTCGAAGCCGACACGGTGATCTTGTCGTCGATCACGAGTCCGAGCGTCGAGAGGGCGAGAAATGCCCTGCCGGAACTGCACGACGAAGAGTGCCGGGTCGCCTACGTGGCGGTCACGAGGGCCAAGCAGGACTTCATGCTCGTCGACGACGGGTATCGCCACCGAATGGAGTTGCCGCTATGAGTCATCCACGCCGAGGGCTGGCTGCCGTGCCGTTTATCGCGATTGCCATCGTGGCCCTTGCTGGCACGATCGACCCTCGCAAAGACGACGCCAAGCACCGCGAGTACGGCGACAAGTTCAAGTGCGTCGCCAGAATCGTCTGCCGCAACGCCAAGACAGGCGTCGAGCAGTCGGCGAGTTGCGTAATTGTCTCGCCGAGGTGTGTCGTGACAGCCGCCCATGTCGTCGACGGCTGCGAGGAGCATTTCGTCCTGTGCGACAACGGCGAGAGGCACGACATCGAGTCTGTTGCGACTCACCCTGACTTCGCCAACGAGAAGTCAGTGGACTTGGCAGTCTGCAAAGCGAAGCGTCCGTTCTCGCTGGATTTCTACCCGCCGCTTCATGCCTTAAAAGACGAGCCTGGGCAAGTTGCCAGCATCTCTGGATACGGCCTCACAGGCACGTTTGACACGGGCGGAGTGATCTACGACGGTCAGAAGCGAGCAGGCAGCAACGTCGTCGACCGAGCAGAGCGAGGTTTGCTTATCTGCTCGGTGGACTCGCATCGGAAAACGGAACTGGAGTTCTTGATCGCCTCCGGAGACTCAGGCGGCGGCTTGTTCCTGGGGAACGAACTGGCAGGAATCAACTCGTTCCTGATGGTTGCCGGAAGAAGCCCGATGGCGAGGCGAGGCGAAGAGTCCGCTCACACGCGAATCAGCGAGTACCGAGAGTGGATCGAAGGGGCAATCAATGGCGAAAAATGACCTCCTGTTCGAGATCGCTCCCGTTCAGGACGAGGACGGCAAGAAGAAGAAACCCAGCCGTAAGAAGCAGGCCGCAGAGTCTTCGCAGCCCCGTGCCTGGGAGCCGCCGCCCGAGCAGCCGGTCGGGTACTTGGCGTCCATCGAGGGTCATGTCTCGTGCGAGACTTGCGGACTTCCGATCGTTGACCTCGTGGACATAGTAAAGACCAAGGGCGAGACCAAGTGGCGAGTCATGTGCGGCTGGTGGTGCATGACGTCATGGCTCATTGATCCGATACCGGGCCTGCTCGACGAGGCTGACAAGTCCGCGAAGGAGTTTGTTCTTCGCGAGGGTCGGTTCGCTGGCAAGACATTCGATGAAGTCTGGAACTCTGGCAACGAGTGGTACGTTCGCGATCTTGTGAAGATGGCGAAGCGAACGGTCGTTGCCGAGGCGGCGGCTGCATGGCTGTCGAAAAAGGGGATTGACTGATCTCGTTGTACGGATACGCTACTGCCTCGTCATGGATGGCTCGCCGCGAGGGGCGACGCTGAAGCGCCCCTCGCGGTTCTTTCTCTGAGTAACTGTCATGGACGACATCGACACGATCATCGACGAACTGCGGGCAGCGAACCCCGATGCCCTGCTCGCCGACGGCCTCGACGAGGCCCTGATCGGCTACACGATCAACACGCACTCGCGGCATGTCGCCGTCTACTCGGCTCAGAAGTGCGTCGAGGTTCTGGTGCGTCGCGACGGCATGACTCACGACGAGGCCGACGAGTTTCTGGAACACAACACGTACTGTGCGTACGTGGGAAAAGACGGGCCGCTGTATGTGAGGACACGGTGACAAGCCTGATCCACGGCGACGCCGCGACAGCCCTCCGAGGCCTCCAGGCGTCAAGCGTCCACTGCGTGCTGACGAGCCCTCCGTACTACGCCCAGCGTTCGTACCTGAGTGATTCTGATCCGCTCAAGCAGCAGGAGATCGGCCTCAAGGGCGGCGAGTACATCGCTGACCTCGTGTCAGTGTTTCACGAGGTCAAGCGAGTGCTTCGAGACGACGGAACGCTGTGGTTGAATCTCGGCGACGTGTATCTAGAAGGCGAACTCGCCGGTCTTCCGTGGATGATCGCGCGCTGTCTTCAGCAAGACGGTTGGCTGCTTCGTCAAGACATCGTGTGGGCCAAGCCAAGCCCGATGCCAGAGAGCGTCTCCGACCGCTGCACGCGGTCGCACGAGTACGTGTTCATGTTCACCAAGTCTCGCGACTACTTCTACGACGCTGAGGCGATCAAAGAAGAGTCCGACTCGTCTCCGACTGGCAAGAATCGACGGAGCGTCTGGAGGATCGCGTCGACGCCGTACGCCGGGGCCCACTTTGCCACCATGCCCACGACGCTTGCGGAACTGTGCATCAAGGCAGGCACGAGCGAGTACGGTGCCTGCGCTTCGTGCGGCGCTCCGTACGAGCGGCAGATCGAGAAGCGGAAGATCACCCGCAAGCGGCCCAATCAGTACGTGAAGCGGACGGGCTCGAAGGGCACAGGAAACTCGTGTGCCAACACGGTGGCTGGCGTCGAGACCAAGACTGTCGGCTGGAAGTCACCCTGCTCGTGCGATGCAAGCGTGCATCCGTGCGTCGTGCTTGATCCGTTTGCTGGCAGCGGCACGACGCTGGTCGTGGCTAAGTCTCTCGGCCGTACGGGCCTGGGAATCGAATTGAATGCGGAGTATGTCGAGTTGGCCGAGAAGAGGATCGTGGAGGGACGATCGTGAGCAAAAAAGACGGAACTGGTGATGTTTATGAACTCATAGACCCAAGAAATGGTCAGAGCCGCTATGTCGGATGCACGCTGAACTTCGAGAGACGAAAGCGGCAGCACATGACGTGGGGCTATCAAAATCGTGAACTTGAACTTTGGAAAACAGAACTCTTCCAAGAGGCTGGCCTGAAACACGAAGTCCGATTGATCGAAACTGGCATCCCAAGAGACTTGCTACGAGCGCGCGAGTTGCACTGGATCAGAGAGCGGGCCTCTCAAGGCTGCGAACTTCTGAATATGCCTTCTGGAAGAATCAGAAAGGAGGACTTGCTCCCAATCAGCGACGCGCTGATCTGCGCTGAGCAGGTCGACGAGATTCTCGAAATCCTTGGCGACATTCGCGAACGGCTCGACGGTCGCTGTCCGTCAAAGGCCGTGGGATGCTTGCTGAAAGCAATGAGAAGCGTCTCGCAAATAAAGAACTCGCTTCCGGGGATTCCATGAGCAGCCCAATCATCACCATCATGCCGTGGGAATACGAGCGGGCATTCGCCGTCGGCGCTGGCCGCTTTACGGCAAACTGGGGCGTCCCTGACGCCGAGTACTACGACCGCAGTCGCATGGAAGAAGACCGCAATGCCCAGGTCGCGGCTGCGATCTGCGAACTCGCCGTGGCGAAGCACACGGGCAAGTACTGGCACGCTGGCGTGTGGCATCGAAGCGATCACGGCAAGTACAAGCACCTCGCCGACGTCGGCGATGACATTGAAGTCCGCCGTGTTCGCACTGGCAACGCCGTGAAGGTCCGCGCGAAGGACAAGGGCAAGATCGTCTGGGCTGCTCGCACGGCCGACAACGAGTATCGGACGGTCGAGATTCTCGGATTCATCTCGGCCGACGACGTGATCGCGTCTCTTGTCGGGACATATCAGAGCGAGAAGTACGTTGAGATCGACAGCCTGAATAGGCCTTGGGCGGACAATCAGAGAGTGGCTCCGGAGTACAGAATCGGAACGTAGCCGCAGACCATTCGCGGAGGGGACACCCGCGAGAGACTCCACGAGTGCGAGACATCGCACAACTGATACTTCCTGAACACAGGGGCTTGATTGAGGTCGAGTCTCCGAGGCTGTGCCGAAAGTGCGGACTGCACCTTCCGACGTCGGCCTTCTACAGGAACAAGCGGCCAGAAGGAACTTTCGTCTACCACGTTTGCAAGTGGTGCCACAAGAGACGGATAGTAGAGAACCGCGCCTCGCGAGCCGGGACTTCTGGATACATCGCATCGCGATTGTGCGACCAAACAAAGCGTCGGGCGGCAGAGAGAGGAGTTTCATTCTCGCTAACCCTCGACTGGATCAGGGAAAAGATCGAGGCCGGACGGTGCGAACTCACAGGGCTTGAGTTTCACCTCGGCAACGAGAGGCGGCACCTGTTTAAGCCGTCCCCAGACCGAATCGACTCAAGTCGCGGATACGATCCCGACAACACTCGCATCATCCTGTGGATGCTGAACGCCGCGAAAGGTGACTCAGACGAGGCGACGTTCACTCGCTGCCTCAAGAAAGTAGCGGAGGCTGTTATTAATGCCTCTTGAGACTTCGATCACCAAGTCCATCGTCAAGTCTGCAAAATTAGACGGCTGGTGGACGTTCAAGATCGCTGGCGGCGCGTTTCAGCGGGCTGGAGTTCCAGACTTGCTGTGCATCAAGAACGGTCGGGCTGCTTTTCTGGAAGTCAAACAGCCTGGAAAGAAGCCGACGCCGCTCCAGCAGCAAGTGATGAGAGAGATTCGCGACCAGGGCGGCGCCGTTGCCGAAGTGGTCACGAGTCGAGAGGAAGCCATGAAGGTGCTAAATGGGGTGCATAACCTCCCGTAAGAACTGGCCCGAAAAGCCAGCGGTTCGGTACGTCTACGAGTTGGTTCTCGTGGACGGAAAGTGGAAGAAAGTCCTCGTAGCAAAACGGAGAGACGATGATCGCCGCCAGAAAGCCGGAAGGTAGCGTGTACGAAGTCTTGGCCGCCATGAACCCGAAGGCCATGGTGGCGAAGGGAATGTCCGAGGCATACATCGGCCACTCTGTGCATGGCCGCCCGGTGGCTGTTTATGACTACGAGACTTGCATCGACATCGTCATGCGAGAGAAGTCCATGACGCACTCCCAGGCGGTGGACTATCTCAGCCTGCATGTCGTGCCAGACTCACCGGGCGAGAACTTGCCGATCTTCATTGTCACTCACTGAAAAACCTGTTGACACGGAGAAGTATGGAAGCGATAACCACCACCGTTGGAAGGCTCTCAGACCTCGACGCACGGACGATCGTCGAGGGTCTCACGAAGCACGGAAGCGAGTTCCAGCGAGAAGTGAAAAGCCGACACGGGTCGGCGACACCGATCGCGATCGTTCGGGACGGGTCATGGAGGATCGTGTCTTGGGCAGCAACGCACGAATGGCGATCGCAGCAGACCCTGGAAGGGTTCACGCTCGACTCGCATCGTCGTCGCGGTCTGGCTCGCGTCGCAGCAGCGATGCTCGTTGCGGACGGCTCGATCAACCCGCATCTGCCGCTGGCCGTGTTCGCGCCGTACTGCGTGGAGATCGCACGCAGCGTCGGCTGTCGGGACGTTCGACTCTACGAGCGTCGCGGCGACGACTGGATCGAGAACTCGTAACGCGAGGTATTTGTATGGATATGCGTACCGTAGCGGCCCTGCTCCTGGCCCTGGTCTCGTTTCCGGCTCTGGCCGAAGAATCCTGCGGAGCCCTGACGGCTGGCGAGGCTCAGATCGTCGCAAAGACGAACGAGGCTCGCGTCAAGAACGGCTCGCCGGAACTTGTCATCGACTGCCGACTCATGTCGTCAGCGAGGCGACACGCACTGCGGATGGCTCGGGAACGGTCTCTCCATCACAGCAACGACAAGGTGGCCGAGAACGTGGCGACCGGACAGCCGACGGCAACGGACGCCGTTGTCGTGTGGCTCGCCTCGCCTGGGCATCGCGCCAACATTCTGAACCGTGGCTACCGCCGCATCGGCGTGGCTGGGTTCATCGGTTCTGACGGACGAGCGTACTGGGTTCAGCAGTTCGCTCCGTAACAAGCCCCTCCGGTGGTCCCGCCCCGCGAGCCTCGGATCGGCCGACCTCGCGGGGTGGGCCATTTGACTGACGCAAAGGAGAAAAAGAGATGATCACGAGAGAACAACTCGCCGAAGACTGGCTGACGATGACCGTCAAGGAGATCGCTGCCAAGCACTCCGTTGGCATTCAGGCCGTATACGCAGCAGCGAGGCGATTCGGCTTTGAATACAAGATGATCTTGAACGACGACGACGACAGCGAGCCAGGGAAAGACGACCCGACTCCTGAGCAGATCGCCGAGCGAGCCAAGGAGATTCGCGACGCCTGGACAGACGAAGAGCATGAGCGTCGTTTTATTGGAAAGCGTCGCGTCCGTTTTGAGTTTCCTCGAATCTCGTCGGCCGATATGTTCGGCGAGACAGAGCCTGTCTCTTACTCTCGGGTGTAGCCGCATGCCAATCGAAGAAACATGGCTCGTTGACGTCGTCGGCAACGGCATCGCAAGGCTGAAGAAGAGAGAACTGGCCCTGGACATCGGTGCCAACAAAGGTGACTGGGCCGAAGAGATGGCGTTCGCGTTCGATGACGTGATAGCCGTAGAGCCCGACGAGCGGAACCCTCTTTCGGCCAGGGTGGCGATGCTCGGCAACGTCACTGTTGTGTGGGCTGCGGCCTGGAAGAATGACGGCTTCGTGACTCTCCACGTGAGGCCGAGCCCGGACCAGAACTCGCTTCTGGAGACGCACCCGATCGGTGCGGGGGCGTGCGAGCCAGCCCCAGTCATCGAGCAGCGGGTGGTGGCGTGCAAGACCCTCGACAGCATCGCCCCAGGCGGGGCCGACATGGTCAAGATCGACGTCGAGGGCGCAGAGGCCGACATCCTTGCATCGTGCAGCCGCGACGGCCGATGGTCGGAGACTCTGTTCGTGGTCGAGTGCCACGACACGCTACCGGCTGTCCTGGCTGAACTTGAGTCTCTCGGCAAGACTGTGACGGTGGTTCGGCACCCGTCTGCGACGGCTCACCCTGGTCACTGCTGGGCGATTGGAACTTCTCCTTGAGCAGCCGGATCATCGTTTCATCGACCGACTCCAGCGACTGGGATTCGCTCGCTGACTTTACGTGGCCCTCGATGAGGGAGTACGCGAAGTCGGTTGGCGCAAGTTTCTCGGGCCTTCACGGCAAGCATCCATGCAGGCCAGCCTCATGGAGCAAACTGTCTTCCATTGCCTGGGGCCTTTCCGTCTGCGACGAAGTACTCTGGCTGGACGCTGACGTTGACGTGCGGCTCGCCACGGACGATGTGTTCTCTGAACTCCCTGGCGGAGAGTCTGTTGGGATGTGTTTCCTGACGGACGAAAGCGGAGTCGGCCACTTCAACTGCGGCGTCATGCTGTGCCGCAGGCAGTGCCTATCGGCGATCGTCGACGCGGCCATGTGCGATCAATTTGCCAGTCACCACTGGTGGGAACAGGCGGCGATCAACTGGCTGGTCGGCCTCGGGGCGTTCAGTGCGTACAGGCTTGATCCGAAATGGAACGCATGGCGAGGCTCGATGCCGCAAAATAAGCAGTTCCTGCACGCATGCGGAATTAGCGGAGTCGGCGCAAAACTGGAGTGGCTACGGTCAGCGGCATGAACCTCCTGTCCCAGTGGTGGACTCCAAGCGACGAGCGACGTCTCGACGAGATTCGCGAGTGCCGCGAAGCCAACGAGTCCAGCGGCCTGTTCTCAGACGTCGTCTACGTTGACGCCCAAGGTAGCAGCAAGACCTACAGAGAGTTGTTCGGCGAGTGTGTCGACCGCTGGCCCGGAGAACTCTGCGTCGTCGCCAATACGGACATCATCTTTGACGACACCATAAGCCTGATTGAGCCGCATGTCGACGACAGGACGTTCGTCGCTCTCACGAGGTGGGACAGTCCGGTCTCGCCTCGCATGATCGGCCACGTGCTGCACGTACCGCGAACGACTGAGTCTCAAGGCAAGCAGCACTTCGACGACTTCTGCTTCTTCTCGGGCTCGCAGGACTCGTGGGCGTTTCTTGCCACCGAGGCGATGCGAGACGCGCCGGACTTGCCGCTGGGGATGCAGGCGTGCGATCAGGCGATAGTTTCGTGGGCTGCATCACGGTCGTTTCGAGTCATCAATCCGTGCCTGAGCGTCAAGACTTGGCACAGGCACGGCACGTTCTCGCGTCCGCCCAGCGGCGGAGCCGTCATTACGGGCATGTACGCATACCCGCAGGCCACGACGATCGCCGGTGTTGATGAAACCATGCTCGCGACCCATCTCTGGACGTCGGAGCGGTTCGGGAAGCCGATTGAGTGGGGGGTAGTCAGGAAACAGGAGTGCCGACCTTAACTCTCGCCGAGATCGAGCGACACAATCCCGATCTCATTCTGCCCCCGGACCCAGAGTTCGCTGACGAGTACTGGAATCGAGTTCGCCTCGGCCGCAAGCAGGCCAAGAAGCGAAGGGTCGCCATGGTCGCGATCTGTCGCAACGCGATGCCGTTTCTGCCTCGCACGCTCTCGCTTGTCGAAAAGACTGGCGAGATGTTCGCCGACTGGCGGGCGTTCATCTTCGAGAACGACTCCGTCGACGACACAAAGAGCGCCCTGAAAGCACACTCCTGCGACAAAATCGCTGTCGTGACCACGGACAATGGTCGCCCGCACCTGAACTACACGAAGTCTCAAGACCGGACGATCGCGTTGGCCGAGTACCGGAACACTTGCAGGCTCTGGTGTGCCGAGAATTGCTGGGATTTTGACTACGCGATCGTCTTCGACACCGACCCATGGGGCGGCTGGAGCGTCGACGGCATCGCGAGCACGGTCGGGCACCTCGAAGACGACGAGTACTCGAACGCTTCCGGCATGGGTTCGTACTCGTGGGCAATCTGGGGTCGTCCCGTATGGCCCCAGCCCACGGAATGCCAGTACGACGCCTGGGCGTGCCGTTGGACATGGTGGAAAGAGCGGCAGAACATGCTCTGGTTCCACCTCTGGCACCCGCCCGTCGGCTCGCCGCCCGTCCGCATGAACTCGTGCTTCGGTCAGTTGGCCGTATATCGCATGGGGGACTTCATCTCAGGCGAATACACCGGAGGAGATTGCGAACATGTCGCTCACTGGAGGTCTATGAGAGGGGACTGTTACCTCAACCCATCGCAGCGGGTTGTGTCGTTTTGGGTTCCGGAAGAAGAAACATGCCAAGAGGGCCAAATGTAACCGTCTGCACGGCTACATTTTCGCAGATGTGGTTGGCAGGGACGCCGACCAGAGTGATTGCCGAGACTCTGAAAATCTCGGCCGACCGTTGCGACGCCACTCGTCGCCGACTGGGCTTGCCACGCAGGGGGAGTTGGCACGGGTCCAAGACCGGCAAGCGAACAGCCTACCTCCCAACACCGGATGAAATACGGCAGAAATGCCTGGAGTTTCAGGCTGGCTGGAGCGACGAAGAGCGAGAGAGGCGTCGTGTCGGGCACAGCCCCGAGCCGAAGTTCGTCGAGATTCAAGTCGTCTCGGCAAGAACTGTTATTCGCGGCTTTGCGGACGAGCAACTCGAAACAACGGCAGAAGATTTGATTGATACTTCGGGTGAGTAGGCGTCTCCGTGTAGCCTGGATTCCGGCACTGACACACGGAGGTTTTCAGCCATGCCCGAACCGAACTACGGCTCTGTCTCGATCTGGGAAAAGATTCGCATCCTGCAAGAGTGGTCGCCGGTCGTGACCTACGTGCAGGCTTTTTTGGCCGAGCATGATCCGCATGCCAAGTCTCTGATCGTCGCCGACGCCTGCGAGTGGCTGGCGGCCAAGTCCAAGAACACCAAGGTTGACGATGAACTCGTTGACCATGTCACGGCGATCCTGAAGTCTCCGCAGGGCGAGTCGTTCCTGCGGTGGATCGTCGACAAGATAGATGGAGAAAAGTGATGTTCGATGTTGAGTTTGCTCTTCGCGCCTCTGCCGTCGTGGCGGCGATTGCTCTCGTGGCGTCTCCTGCCCTGGTGGCAATGCGTCCACGGTGGTCGTGGTCGTGGTCGGCGTCGCGAGAAGAAGTGACCGACGACGCCAAGACGGTGCTGGACATCGCGAGACGGCTCCAGGCCGCCGGGAACGTCGAGGGAGTTCGGCTCTGCAAGGGGCTCATCGACGTGCTGCTTAAGCCGGAGAAGTAGACGTGAAAAGAATCATTCTGGCTGTTGTCCTGGCTGCTTACGGAGTGTTTGGGCTTCCGTCGTTGCCCAAGTTCAACGTCTCCGGCCCGGCTGTCGTTCAGGAGCCCCGCGAGGCCATGAAAAGCACCGTCAAGCCAGTCGTTCGGGCCGTCAGCAAGATGTCGCCGATTGATCGGCTCTGGCTCCAGACGATCTACAGCAACGCCGCGAAGGTCGTGGCTGCCGACGGAATCGTCGAGCCCCAGGTCATCGTCACAACGGAGGGCCTGCGGGCGATCCATGTGGCGATTCTGAAGTTCATCTGGCGTGGAATGGCCGAAAACCCGCCCGGCGAGTACGAGGACTTGAGCGAGGCCATCGAAAAGGTCCTCGGCGAGGTTATCGGCAAAGACCAGAGGTCTCTGACTCCTGATTTACGGGCGAAGGCCGTCGAAGTCTTCGACGCTATCGCATGGGCTGGGCTTGGAAAGGATCAGTGATGGCTGCTCCGTGGCGTCCGCAGGGGTACGTACCCAACCCAGCGGCTACCGAGAAGTTTGTCTCGTCGCTCAAGTACCCGACCCTGGCCCAAGCGGGGCCGCAACTCAAGAGCAACGATAATCAAGACGTCGTCCTGTATCCGGCCATTCTGAAAGTCGACCCGCTCTACAAGAGAGTGGCCCAGGCCATTGGCAGTTGCGTCGGCCACGGATGGGCTGGATGCGGAGATGCCCTCGCCGCGACAGAGATCGTCGTCCACGGTGAGGCCGAAGACTGGAAGGGCCGCATCTTGGAGGCCTCGATTTACGGCGTATCGAGGGTCGAAGCGAGAGGCAAGACTCGCGCTGGCACTGCCGACGGGTCTTTTGGGGCCGCCGCTGCTGACGCCGTAATGAAATGGGGCGTGCTGCACTACGGCGTGGACTACGGCGGGACTGTCTTCAAAGACTACTCAGGCATTCGAGAAAAGCAGTGGGGCGACACGGGGATGCCCGACGAACTGGAGAAGTTCGCCAAGCAGAGACGGATCAAGACTACGACCCTGATCACGGACTTTGACTCGTACTGCAAGGCGATCTCCAGCGGATTTCCGGTCGCGATCTGTTCTGGGCAGGGCTTCACGATGTCCCGCTCGAAGGGGACGACGATCGAGAACACGGGCTTCGCGACCCCTCGCGGCGAGTGGCTGCATTGCATGGCCGGAATCGGCAAAAGAGGCGGCAAGAGGCCTGGAGCCCTGATCTGGAACTCGTGGGGAAGCAAAGCCCACACGGGGCCGCACTATTCTGGGATTCCAAGCCGCCCTGACGACATGCCCGACGAGTTTAGGGGATCGACGTTCTGGGTCGATGCCGAAGTCTTGGACAAGATGCTCAAGTCTTGGAAAGACTCGTTTGCTCTCTCGTCCTACGACGGTTTCCCTCCCAGGAAACTCCCCTCATGGACTGGAGGGATTCTGTGAAGAAGGCGCTCGTGCTGCTCGTGGCTCTCGCCGGGTGCCGGGGCGAGCCAAATCTGACTCCCAAACAGATCGAACTGCTCGGAGAGTGCTTCGCCTGCGCGGCGTACGAGGCCACTAAGGCCGAGTCTGCCGTGTCTCTCAAGCCGCCAGAGCCGAAGAAGTGCTGCGGCAAGTGCAAGGGCGGTCTGGTTCGATCTGGCGACGGCATCGAGTGGGTCGCGTGCCCATGCGACGACTCGTGTCCGTGCAAGACGAATAGGCAGTTTCTGATCCCGGCCAAGACTTTGCCGAAATGACTCAGCAAGAACTTCGGGGCCAACTCTGGCGCGAACTGCCTGTTCTCAGGCGGAGCCTCGTCGGCCGCGAGAAGGTCGACGACATCATCACGATTGCCATCGAGCAATGCCCGCTGGAGTTCTTCCAGCACATTTCGCAAGGCTCGAACGAGCAGGGCGTCGTTCTTGCGGCCTGGGGGCAGTCTGTGAATCGCGGGTACAGGCTGCTCTACGGCGAAGAGGCTCAGTTTGGTCCGCTTTTCTGGATTCTGATCAGTCCCCTGATCCAGTACTTGCTGAAAAGGCTCTTGGAGTGGTGGTTCGAGTCGCGGGCCAATCGAGTGAAGATGGCCGGATGGCAGAAAGAACTGACTTCAGGGCATTCGCGGTGAGTTTCTAGACTAGACATGTCACGCGAGGGACTTGATCCCCACACTGCACACGGAGGTGCGAACGGATGGAACCAAAAATCAAGCGGAAGTTCCGCGCTTTCCCCCTGTCTCTGACCACGGCTGTATCGTCTGCGACAGCGATTCGGTTTGACGACGTGGCCGGGGGCGCAATCGAAGTCGGGGCGTCGAACGCGGCGTTCACGACCTTGAGCGTGTGGGCATCCGACGACGGCACGTCTGCGTACGGCAGGCTATACAAAGACGGCCAAGCGATCTCGATTTCGCTGTCTCCGTCTACTTCTGAGGCCCGCGTCTACCCAATTCCGGACGAGTGCTACGGCGTCGGAGCCGTCAAACTCGTCGCCGATCAGTCGCAAGGGACCGCTGCTTCTGTCGTCGTCATGCTCAAGGGGTGACCGACATGACAGCAGAAGAGATTCGGGCTGGTCTACTCGACGCTTTCTTTAAAATTGCCGATCGGTTCGGCGTGCCGTGCGTGATCCTGGCATTCGTGCTGTATTTCGGCCGTGAGGCGATGGTCGCGTTGCACACGACCGTCCTCCAGCCGGTGGTGAAGAGCCACGTCGAGTTCCTTGACACGACGAGCGAGACGCTGCGAGAGATCGGGCAAGTGCAGCAGCAGCAGGCGGTGACTCTACAAGAACTGTCGCATGGGCAGCGTGAGTTGAAGGTAGTGGTCAAGGAACTGATCGACGGGTCGAGGAACTGACGCCATGGAAATCGCCGCCACGCAACGCGAAATCAGCCAAGCCGTGAGTGAGCAGACGCGGCTGCTGTACGCCCTCCAGCCCAAAGCCGCAGACGCGAGGAACTGACGCCATGCCGATGAACAACAGGTTGATGCGGCCCAGGCCGGGCCGCCTGTCCTCGCTATCTATCCCGCGAGCAATAACAGGAACCTCTGGCGACTCGCAGATAGAGTTGGTGTGGCAGGCCCCCAGCAGGCACGTTGGTGCGCCAATCACCAACTACCTAATTCAATACAGCAGCAACGACGGTGCCACATGGACGACATTCAATCGCCCAGCGTCGTCAGCCACATCGGCCACTGTAACCGGCCTGACGAACCAGACCGCGTATCTCTTCCGCGTTGCAGCCACAAACGCCGCTGGCACCAGCCCGTTTGCAGTCGCGAGCCACACCCTTGCCCCGTTTGTCTACAACCCGGCGAACCTGACGCTGGTTTTCGACACAAGCAAGGAGCCAGCGAACAACACAGTCTCCGTTCACCTTGTCGCGCCTGTGAATTGCACCATCGACTGGGGGGATGGCACTAGCGCAACACACACAACAGGAGGATACAAGACCAAAACATACTCGTCACCCGGCGTTTACGTTGTTCAGATCAGCGGTACGATGTCAACGTTTAATTATAATGCACATACGGCCGACACCAATAACAAATTAAAACTAGTCCGCTGCCTGTCTTTCGGCAACATAGGCGTGACTTCTTTAACTAACGCATTCCGAAACTGCCCCAACGTGATTCAAGTACCACTAAATCTTCCTTCTGGGGTGACGTTGTTCAACTCCATGTTTGTGGGCGTGCCTAACTTTAATCAGCCTATCGAAAGTTGGAATACATCTAGCGCCACTAGTTTGGGTGGCGCTGTTGTCAATGCTATGTTTTCTTCCGGCAGCAAGTTTGACCAATCACTTGGAGGTTGGTCGCTTGCTGCTTTGGCGGTCGGTTCAAGCAACACGCCTGCCATTAACAACACAAGCATGAGCGAAGAGAATTACAGCAGAACGCTCATCGGTTGGGCAACACAAGCAGCGGCGCAAGGGTGGGGGGCAAGGACGCTGACGGCGACCAATAAACGATATAGCGACACGCAGTACGAACCGAATGGGCCGTTCAGGTCGGGGCTAGGGGCTCGGCTGTATTTGACCGCGCCGACATCGGCAGGCGGCGCAGGATGGACTATCACCGGAGACGCGTTCACAAGTGATGCTGAAATCCTCGTCACAGAGTCACTGCGGCAAACCGCATCTGGATCGACAGAGAGCGTGACGATCAAGGACGCTGTCTATCAGAGAGTCAGTGGCGGCACGTTTGTGTCCGACTTTAATGTGTCAATGCTCGCTGCGGCCGGTTCGCCCTCAAGCCCTGTCATCACAAGCAGCGACACATCTATCCTGACGAATCCAAGCCCGCAGTCTGGCGGCGTATCCACCTTTGTATCCCCTGGCGCTGTCGTGTTCGCTGGCGTTGCTGGAGACAGGACGGCGCGCGCGCCCGCTGTCGCCCGATCTATCACCAGCATCGTAGACACGTTCCAGTCGTTCACCTCTGGCTCTCTCGCAGCCAACATTGTTTCTGGCGTGGACTCGCGGCTCGCCGGAAAAACTGCCGCATCCTCGCTCGCAATGTTCACGGCACAGAATCACGTTTCGGCACCGCCATCGTACACTCGCAATGCGTCGTTTTGGGCGAGCGATGTAGACCTGACTTGCTGCTCTGTGTGGAACTCCAGCGGCCTCAATACGATGGCCGGAACTCTTATCAGCCCAAGGCATATCTTGTTCGCGGCACATTACCAGATCGCAACGGACGCAACGGTGCGGTTTGTGGCGGCCAATGGGACTGTTGTTAACCGAACCATGACCGCGAAGGCGGTTCATCCAAACTTTGTTTATCCGTTCTCCAACGACATCGCAATCGGCATCCTTGACTCTGACGTTCCGGCTGGCGTGAGTTTCGCCAGGGTGTTGCCAGCGAACTTTGCCTCGTATCTGCCGACCGTAAGCAGCACCGCCCGCATACCAGCCCTTGTGCTGGACCAAGAAGAGAAGGGACTGGTGTTGGATTTGGCGTTTATGACTTCCGGCGTTGGGGGAGCATTCCCAACAAACGCGCAGAGGCTCCTGTTCGCGGAGTCTGTCGTTGTTGGCGACTCTGGAAATCCGGTGTTTCTGATTGTCAACGGCCAGCCGGTGCTGATTTCTGTGCTGACATCCGGCGGGCAGGGGTTCGGAGGAACCAACATCTCGGCACACTGCGGCACGGTAAACGGCATGATGACTTCTCTCGGTGGAGGGTATCAACTCACCTATGCCGATCTCTCGGCATTTCCGGCCTACGACTAGCCTGAAGCAATGCCCATGCAGCCCTGAACTGCACGGGCAGGCGTAGGCTGGAGGTCATCCAGCCTTCGGCAAGACGTCGGGGGCCGTAGTATCGGCCTCGACGATGCGAGGGTCGAGGTAGCGGCGAGACTTGCAAGTCTCAAGTCTCGCTGAAAAAACTCGTTGCGTCTCTGCGGGCGATCCATAAGATCAGCCCGCATGAGCCTCGACGTGTATCTGTACTTTGATGTCGATGTCGGCCACGACGAGCCAGACGAGCATGTCGTTTTCACGGCCAACGTCACACACAACCTCAACGTGATGGCGTCTGAGGCTGGCGTCTACGAGTGCCTGTGGCGGCCAGACGAGCATGGGATCACGACAGCCGCCCAGGTAGCCGGACGTCTATCTGTGGGCCTCGACGACATGAGGCTCCGACCGGACCACTACAAGGCTTTCAATCCCAGCAACGGCTGGGGCGACTACGACGGCTTCGTGAAATGGTGTAAGGCATATCTCGATGCGTGCCTGGAGTATCCGCAGGCTCTCGTGAGGGTTTCTCGATGATGACTGACCGCGACTACTTCGCCGCTGCGGCGCTGACGGGGCTGGCGAACATTGAGCCAGAGTCGGCGTCAGGCAGGAGTGAAATTGCGTTGATGGCATACGAACTGGCTGACGCTATGCTCCACGAGCGTTCCCGAGCGGGACAGAACGCCATCGACGGTGGCGAATCGGATGCGAAATGTCCCGAGCGGGGCAGCCATATTGCCGACGCCATGCTCCGCAAGCGGGAGCGAACGAATCTAGACGCCGCGCCGGCGGCGAGAGCCAGCGTTGAGTCGGTCGCACCGCAACCGACAACGCACGCCGACAGGAACCGCACTGATAAAGCGGCCATCCGACCCGGCGAAGGCACCGGCGATACACCAAAGCCTATCAACGACTGCGTTTCTGATAGGCCACAGCCTATCAACGGCCCCGATCCAGACTCGCGCGTATGGGAGACGCCGGTACATACACCCGCCTCGCACGCTACACCCGGCGAGGGTAGTGTGCCGCGCGAGGGTACACAGGAGCCGGTGGCGTGGGCTGTGGCTGGCGATTACGGCGACTACGCGGTGGCGATGTTTTCCGACAAGGCCAGCGCACAGAGGGAGGCAGACAGGCGGGCTCTGGTTGGATTGCGGCCGGGCTATTTCGTCGTCCCGCTCTACCGCTCGCCCACGCTCACTGACTCTGAGCGGACGGCGATTCAGTGGATCATAGGAGACGCACTATCAGTCGATGGCGTATCGGTACAGGAAACCCTTCGCGGCCTGCTGGAGCGGCTGGGAGGCGGGGAATGAGCGAAGAGCATCCAGTCATCCCGACGAGGCGGTCGGCTGGTTCGCTGCTGCGGCAAATGCTGCTTCAGGAATTGACGATTGGCGATGGGCCAATCGGCCAGATGGACATGCTGTCCATCATCGCCAACGCCGCTGACTGGCTGGACGAGGCTGTTGCAGAAAACGCAACAACTGCACTCACCGACGCGGAGCGGGAGGCGATTCGCACTGCGGCCGACGCATATGCTGTTCGCGGCGCTGGCGATGGCCGTGAGTCAGTAAACGCCGCCACCCTGCGCGGCCTGCTGGAGCGGCTGGGAGGTGGGAGATGAGTTGGTATCAACAGTATTGGGGAGCCGTTGGTGCGGCCAGCGATGCGAGTAAGAAACTTAAGTCAGCAAGGCGACTGCGGATGACAAAGGCCGAGAGGCAGGCGGTCGAATACTACATCGGCACCGGCGGGCCGAAGGCGGTTGATGACGCCCTGCGACGGCTCGTAAAGCGACATGGGGCAAAGAAATGAAACGCAGCCCAAACTGCTGTTACTGCGAGAAGCCGCACGGCAAATCGTCTCCGTTGGTTTTTCAATCCTGCGATGCTTGCCAGGACGAGCGGGATAAGCGCGAGATTGCCGCCAGCAACGGCCTCGTTTCGGTCAGTTGCCCGCGATGCGACCTGATGTTTTCTGCGGATGCGACTCCAAAGTTAACCGACGCGGAGCGGGAGGCGATTGAGCGAGGATATTGCTCGCTGATGGGCGTGCAGGATATGTCGGTGGAATGCACCAGATGGGATATGGAGGCCGCCGACACCCTTCGCGGCCTGCTGGAGCGGACGAAATGACCACAGAACACGCAGGATCAACAGCCGCGAACAAAGGAGGCGGCAACCATGAGCGATACGAATGAGCGGTCTGTTGCATCGGCTGGTTCTGGCTCGGGCCTGCCAGTTCATAAGTTTCCGCAGGAATGGTCTAGCAAGACACAAGGCATGACGTTTTTCGGGGTGCCGATACAGGAACTTAGTCGCGACGAGTTGCTGGCCGTCGTCGGACACCTTGCCGATCAGGTTGAGCAAGAGCGGAAGCGGCACCGCTCAACCGTGGATTTCCTCAAGGCCGCATCGGCGGCTTCAAGGTAGGCAGAACACGCAGGATCAGCGGCTCGCGACCGCTGACGAAACTACACCGCAGACGGTATCGCGAGTCCGCTGCATCCGCTGGTTCCACAATGACAAAGAAGTTTTGGATGGTTCTTGGTCCCATGGGGCAGCCGGTTGTCCGTCACGACTCCGAGAAAGAGGCTCGGCGCGAGGCGGAGCGGCTTGCTCGGTCGCGCACTGGGCAGGAGTTCGTCGTCCTTGAGTCGGTGGCTTCGTGCGTAAAAAGCGACGTTCTCTGGGATGAGATGATTGCTGTGACGCCGCGAGAGTTCGTGTAGTTGTGGAACCAGTGTTTCTACGGTTCCGCATAACACGCCGCCGCCGTCGCGGAATCAACAACGTCCAGGCGGTTTCGCGGATTATCGGCTGGATAACATAAGAGGATTATCAAAGATGCTAACTATCGCAAACGCCCTCAACTGGCGCTGGAACGCCCTTATCTACCGGTTCCACGACGCCGCCACGCGAACGAACATCCGCTGGCTTGTGAGCCTAAGCATCTGGGCCTACGACCGTCTGACATGGCGACTGCCAGAGGAGTGGCAACTCGTCTGCGGCGTGCCGCTGCCTGAATACACGCTGCGGCACGAGTTGTGGTTGGCACGGCACCAAGCCCGGTGGTACGCAAACTACGCCTACGAGTTGCAGTGCCAATCGCTCTCTGAAAAAGAAGATTTCGCGGAGTCGTGCTGATGACAATTCCATCTGAAAGAACAAACGCTGTCCTGAACGCCAGGGAGTTTCTTACTCGCCTGTCGAGCCCTTATGTCGAGAACGGCATCAAGGGCGTGAAAAGAGAAGTCCGCGAAGAGGCGAGGCGAGTCTTGAGGCACTTCCCAAGTCTCGTAGACATGGCCCAGGCAGCAGAGCATTGCTCGCAAGTTTTCGACTTACCAGCGGGCTGGCCCGTCGAAAATGCCCGCATTCAAGAAAAGCCAACATGGCTCGATGATGGGCCAATCTGGGTCGATCCGCCGTCGGGCTGGAGATACGGCTTCCCGAAACTCTGGGACCGAAAAGGAACTTGCCAAGACTGGATGATCGCCAATGGCTATCCAGAGCATCTGGCAAAAAAGGGCTTGCCAGTTCGGTTCATTCAGGCTACAGAAGGGCAATGAGTTGTATGGATACGCGAGACATCGTCGAACGGCTCCGGCACTACGTCGCCTGGGAGCCAGAGGTCGGCGTAACCATGGAGGACGCCGCGAACGAGATCGAGAGGCTCCGGTCTCTAGTTCGCTTCCAAGACAACGTGATTCGCAGCGGCGACACAGCCACACTGACAGACGGAGAGCGAGAGGCTCTCGTGTGGGCGTCGTCGTCGCACAAGGACATGGCTCGCTTGCAGATGGCCCTGAAAACTCTTCTCGAAAGGTTCCCAGAACATGACTCTCGATGAACTGATCCTCGCCGTCGAAGGCTGGGCTGCTGCTCGCAAGATCGTTCCCAACAGCACGCCGCAGGCTCAACTGATGAAGACCATGAGCGAACTCGGCGAACTGGCCGACGCCACGCTTAAGAACGATCTGGCCGAGAAAGTCGACGGCCTCGGCGACGTTCTCGTGACTCTGATCATCTACGCGAAACTCTCCGGCTTGTCTGTGCGAGACAGCCTGGACTCGGCGTACCAGACAATCAAGGACAGGCGTGGATATCTCACGCCAGAAGGGGTGTTCGTGAAGGAGGAGTGATGGAGGGGCTTGTTTCGCTTGCCAAACGGCGGGCAATTGATGGCGGTCTCTATGAGTCGTGGTGTAAGGGCTGTCGGTGCAAGATGAAGGTGGACTCGCTCCATCTTTTGGAGGAACTGCGAGGCGACGGGCCATGGTGCCTCGCGTGCGTCGGCGTCTCTGGATCGTACGGCGGGTCGCCGCAGAGCCGCGCCGACAATGCCTACCACGGCGGTCGATATCATTCGGCGGAGTGGGAGGGATGACCGGCGACTGGGAAGTGCGTCGCCAGCAGGGCTGTTTTGCGCTTGTCGACCCAAGCGGATCGGTTAATTCTCTATGGTCGCTGGACTCGCTCGGCGAGTCTCAGGCTCGCGGGTACGCCGACACTTACAACATGAACGAAGACAGGGCCGAAGAGTTCAGGCAATGCCCGTACTGCGACACGGCTTGTCCTTGGTGTAGTTGATGAGCCACATGAAAGACTTTGACCGTCGCATCCGCCAGGGTGGCGATGACGCGATTGCGGCGGTGAGCGAGTTGATGCCCCGCTGGATTTCGGTCGAGGAGCGTGTGCCTGAACACGGCGAAGAAGTGCTTGGCTGGCAAACCTCAAACGCAGGCGACCATTGGTGGCCTGGAGTGTTCGTTTGCCACCGCTGGGACCGCGACACGGAACACGTCAAGGCGGGCGAATGGTTCAGCGAAGAAGGCAAACTGTGGAACATTACCCACTGGCAACCGCTGCCCTCTCCGCCCGACGAGGCAACGTGATGAACGACAGCCCCCGCCTCCCATACGGCTACGAATACAACGTGACCTGCACGGAGGACAAGACCGGCCGCGTGGTTATCCACTGGCCCGAAGGGTGTCGCGGGACGGTCATCTCGCGTGAACTGCTCGACGCCATCGTGGAGGAGAAGAACAACTGCCAGCGATGGATTCCGGTGGGCGAGAGGCTGCCGGAAGAGAACGTCCGCGTTTTGGTGTTCGACAAGGCGTTTCGCCAGCCAGAGATGGGGACGTATTACGCCGCCGACGGATGGGTAGGCGACGAGATGGCGATGCTCGACCCGACGCACTGGATGCCGCTACCCGAGCCGCCAGAGGCGAAGCGATGAACGACTTGCCGTACTATCCTCCGCACCGAGTTCGTTGCATTGTCGATGGTCGAGCCGGGTGGGCAGTAGCAGCATCGTGCCAGCCACCGTGGGTCGTCGGCGTGAAGATGGACGACACTGGATTTGTGGAGCCTCATGCCGCAGAGTCTGTGGCTGACGAGCCGCCGGAGGAGAAGTAATGGACGGTCACGAGCGGATGCTGCTTTGGGTGACGGCCTCCTACGTCTTTCTCGACGCATTGCGGCACATCACGGATCGGATCGTTTCCTGGTGGGGGGCAATCTGATGGACTGGAGCCACCTAGCCTGCATGGCGTGCGGAGCCATCGGCGTGTGGCTGGCACTAGCCAGCGGCGCTCGTCGGCGAGAGGACGATATCGAGCCAATCCGCCTTGCCGATGGAGGATGCTGGTATCCCAAAGCCAAGGGGCCGCCGCCACCTGCACCGCCCGCACCGCCAGCCCCGCCCGCCCCGCGCAGCCGCCAGCCAGAGACGAGGTTAACCCAGCGGGCTGCCACAAAGCCGCATGTCGATGAAATAGTCGGATGGGTAGACCGATTTTACGGCTTTGCTTTCGACGGATGGACGCACAAGGATTTCACGTTCCGAGATGACTGGAGTGCGGACTTTGTTGTCCGGTTCGGCAACTCCAGCCCACGCCGGTTTGTGCTGGTGTCGAAGGACGCATTTGCAACACTCGACAAGATCAGCGTCTACGAAAAGGACGATCCCCAGGAGGTGAAGTGATGAACGAGAAGCCCAGCGACCGTTGGGGCAATCTCTGGCGGTTCCTCATGTTCGCTGCCGCGTTAGGTGCGCTCTACAACCTGTCAGAGATTCAGGGCGACATGGCTCGGATTCGCAAGGCACTGGAGGTGAAGTGATGGCGTACGAAGTTGTTGTCATAAGCCAGCAGTACCGTGAGCGGCAGCCAGGTTGTTGGATGGAAACTCGCATTGAGGTAAACGGTACTGCCGCGAGCGTGACCACGCCGGGCCATCTTGGCATCGACTACCACCGAGAGATGGTGGAGCAGGCGATTAACAAACTCAGCCAGACAGAGGTGAAGTGATGGACCTACTGCCCGTGTGGTTTTGCATCGTCGGCAGCGTTGTCCTTGCTGCCGTAGTGATGCTCCCGGCAACGATGATTCTGCAACAAGGCAACCGCGACAAACTCGCGGAACTGATGGCGGCCCACGAGCGGAACTTGAAAAGCAGCGACCCGCAGACGGTGGCTGACAGCAAAGAGCGATGGGAGACGATGTGCCGGTTTCTCAAGAAGTCTCGCCACGCCTACAGGCACGGCGAAGCCCTGGAGGCATTCGGCCGGGAAGCGGAGGAGAAGTATGGCAAATAATCGACTCTATCTTCGTGACACCGAGACAGGCGAGGAGATTGTTCTCGCCAAGGGGTACGCTGGCTCGGGCGGCTGGACCCTGCGGAGCGAGACTGATTCGCTCTGCAAGTGGCTCGACGAACATGACTTCGGATCGTCTATAGGCGGACACACGAAACTTGTCGTCTACGACGAGAATCATCCGCCGGTGGGGACTGAGATCGCCAAAATCGAGCATCTTCTTGCCATCAACGAGTCTCTCCGCAGGGAGGTTCGTCTCCAGAGGCAAGAGATCGCGGCCCTGAGAGAAGAGAGGAAGATGCTTCTTGATGCGGACAGGCCTAATCTCGACGGCGGCTGGCTTACTTAGGGTAGGCCCAGGTCAAGACTTAAAATCAGTGCCGTCCATGGAGGGACAGCACTGTGCCAACATTCACGCAACTTCCGGATACTCTGGACTTCCAGTTCGTCCAGGGCGATGAACTCAATGTCCTGCTGGACTTCGACCAAGACTTAACCGGGTACACGTTTTCGTCGCCGATTATCCAAGTCGTGGCCGTGTCTGGTGGCGACGTGACCCAGTGGTCTCTCGCCACGAACTTCAACCAGACTCCGGTTGATCTGGCAGCCGGGAAGATCAACTTGTCTCTGACAGAGACGCAGACGAACGCCCTTTCGCTGGGTGTTCCGTATCGCTGGTACTTTCGCTGGGTTGCTCCGGGCGTGATTACCAGAACGGTCCTCTCTGGGGCTGTTGTCGCGAGAAGTCCGTGAGCGTCACGATCGTCAATGGCGACTCAGTCCAGGCCGGAGTTTCCTCGAATGGCCTGACCGTGGAGGTCGCCGTCTCCCAGTCCAACGGCTCTGTCGTGGTCGTTGGCGGAGGCAGCAATGGCGGGCCTGTCCAAATCAGCGGCCCGTCGCCTGGGAGCCCGCCAGTCTCGGTCAGCAGCGGAGCCCAAAGCACCAACGCAGTTCAGGTGCAGTTATCCCCAGGGATCGGCCCTTCGATCGTCGTGAACGGGACCAGCACGTCGATCGTGGGCACGGCTGGCATCAATCCATTCATTGCTGGCGACAACATCACGATCACGACCACCGGCGGCGGGATCACTGTGATCGGCAGAGACCCGCCGGTTTTGTCTGTGAACGGCAGAACCGGCAGCGTTGTCTTGGGAGTCGTGGACATCACGGCTGCAAGTGCATCTCACACGCACGCTGCTGCGGAGTTATCTGGGTTCGCTGAGGCGGTCCAGGCAATCTCGCCTGTTGCCAGCGTGCAAGGCAGAACTGGGGCTGTCTTCCTGTCTGCGATTGACGTAACTGCCGCCCCGGCATTCCACACGCACTCGACGTCGCAAGTTTCTGGCCTCGTCACCTTAATTCAAAACAACTCCAAGGTCTTGTCCGTTCAGGGCAGAACTGGAAATATCTCAATCACGGCTGCGGACGTGACTGCGGCTGAGTTCTCTCACACGCACTCGACGAGCCAGATCAGCGACTTTGGCTCTCACACGCACTCGGCCTCGCAAATTACGGACCTCGCCTCGTTTGCGAACGTCGTAAGCGTCCAAGGCAGAACCGGCGAGGTTGTGCTGTCAGTAAGCGACATAACGGCGGCGACGCAGGAGCATTCGCATCCGTACGTGCAGTCACTCTCTGGAGTCACTGGATCGCTCTCGATTGTCGGATCGGGTGGCGTCGGCGTTTCTGCTTCAGGGACGACGATCACGATCTCTGGCTCTGAAGTCGGTTTGCAGTGGTACTCGCCGCCGCCCCCAAGCCCTGACTGGGCGATTGGGGCGGTTGGCGACCTCGCAAGAGACGACGAGAACCTCTACGTGTGCGTCAAGAGCGACCCTCCTGGCAAGTGGAGGCGAGCCTCGCTGTCTACGTGGACTCCGATAGACCCACTGTTCGATCAGGTTGTCTTGCTGCTGCACTTTAGCGGACTCGGAAACCTGACCGACTCTTCACCGCTAAACAGGACAGTGACAGGGCCGGGGTGGTTTGAGTGGGGCGGAGTATTCGAATCGTCTGGATACAACTCGATAGGCTTCTACGGAGACTCGGCATCGACTCCGCCGCTTGTTGTTCCGCCAGTCATGGACCCCGAAGACCAAGAAACAGAACTCGCGTCGTGGTCGCTCGGTCACACTTACGCCATTGAGTTCTGGGTTCGGCTGGCTGCAAGCGGAACTAGGACGAAGATAATCGGGACAGGCATGTGGGGAATACACGCCACGTACCAGTCCGTGCCGGATAATTTCCTGCTTGAGTTTCTCGCGAAAGACGAAGACGGCAATATCTACGATTCGCAAGAATGGGGAACAATATCTAGGAACCAGTGGACATTCGTGTGCTTCACCGGCACCCATGTCTTTGTGGGGACCACGATGGGGCAACCGGCCACACAGCGAGCCCAAACCGGCTTCTGGCTCGACTCGCTAGGAGACCTGACTATAGGTGGCGACGAGAATGGCAAAATCGAAGGCAAGATGGATGAGGTGAGGATCACTCGCGACAACAGATACACGCCAGTGAATTACTGGGACCCGAACAGCGTTGTTGTCATTGTCCCAGCAGCGAAGTTCCCTGATGCCTGAGCGATTCTCTTTCTTCCAGCCCAAGCGAGGCCGCCAAAGGCCAACAAAGCCCAGCGCCTCCAGGCGGGGATATGGAGGCAAAGCCTGGGAGGCCCTCCGGCTCAAGGTGCTTCTCAGAGACAACTGGCAATGCAGATCATGCGGGAGGCTCTGCACTGACCACAGAGAGGCCCATTGCGATCATGTCATTCCAAAGAGATTGGGCGGAATGGACACAATGGAGAATCTGCAATGCCTCTGCGCCAAGTGCAATGCCAAGAAGGTGCATGAGGATGCCAAATCGCATTAGAGGCCCCTGGCTTGCTTTCTAAGGGCCTATTTGTCTGGATAGGCTATCCTGACACCAAAAAAGAAATCAGCCCTTAGAAGCGAAATATGGAGGTGGGCCCAAAAAAATCTTTTTCCCCCCTATAGGAAAAAAAATATCCACTTCATTTCTGAAAATACAAGTTTTCAAGTCGCAAAATCGCGAGAAGGGCTTTTTTCAAGGGGTTTTGGAATTACTTCTACTAAGACTTGAGCGAAAAAGTTCAAGTCACAGGTCGCGAAGGTGGGCTCCCCAGATTTTTCAAGGCGGGGCTTTTCCAGATTCGCGAAATTGGAAAGCCCAAACTCATAAGCGAGAGCCCTCTCTTGGCCTGGAAGATTTTTTCTTTACTGGAACCCCCATCTGTGCGAGGCTCGGAGAAGGCCACTCCGGGGGAGTGTCGCGTTTGAAAACCAAAATCGGACGAAGACCCCGGCTGCGTGCTTCCGTGAGCGGCTGCGAAACTTTT